GAGATTCTTTCCGTGTAGAGAAAAGCACCATTCTAAAGTACAAGGGGAATAGGGATAACGCACAAAAGCCGATGCTTTTTGATGATGTAGTAGATTTTATGGTAAAGAAGTATCGGCCTGAAATTGTTACAGGCTACGAAGTTGATGATGTTATTACCATGCGCTCTTATGGACACGATAACCACTTTTGCATTTGTTTAGATAAAGACGCTTATGGTTCTGGAAGTAATGTATTTAACTTTACAAAACCAGAAGAAGGAATTGTTGAAACAAATAACTTTGGAAAACTTTGGATAGATTCTTCAGGCAAAACAAAGAAGGTTCGGGGTTATGGTACTATGTTTAAGTTGTGGCAAGTATGCAGCTTGGACGATTCTGACAACTATCGCGCCAACTGTGCATCAGACACAGAGTGGGGAGAGATGAGTGCTTACTATGCGCTGAAGGATTGTGAAAACACTGCGCAACTGTTCCAGTCAGCCACCAATATCTTCAAACACCTTTATCCTGAACCAAAAATCATAACAGGTTGGCGGGGGGATGAAATTAAAATTGATTGGCTGTATGTGTTTCAGGAGTGTTTTGATATGGCACACATGCATCGCTGGGAAAATGATTTCGTGAACGTCGAATCTGTTTTGAAAAGATTGAGGATAGATACATGAGATATGTAGTGGTAGCCACTCCTTTAGCCGAAGGGATGGTTTTCTTATGAATAAGAAGCCTTGGTTGACTCCAGAGGGTGCAGTAATATGGAAAACCGAAGCGGAGTATTGGGGATGGCTTCGTGGATCAATTCGACGCATATGGGCAGACTATCCCATCAGAAAGGAATGGAAAAAAAGACAGCTTCGCCCCGTAACCGCAGAAGAAAAAGCAGCTAAGACATTCCACAGCTCAACAAAAAATGTTGGACAATGTCATTACTGCAGGGAGTGGTTCCCTGGTTCCAAGTTAGAGTGTGATCACAAGACACCATCGGAGGGTTGCACGTCCCCACAAGAGGCTGAACAGTTTCTCTGGTACTGTGGGGGCGGTGTTGGGGACGAGTGGGTATTAGCTTGTAAGGTGTGCCACAAGGCTAAAACACACTCTGAAAGAAAAGGCATTTCCTTGAAAGAGGCTGTTGCTGATAAGCAGGCTATTGTAATTTGCAAACAAAAGAAAGATAAAGAGTGGCTTGTCGAAAAAGGTATAACTCCTGCCAGCAACCAAGCAGGGAGGAGGAATCAAATTGTGGAGGAACTTTTGAATGAGTGCATATGAACGGAACAAGGGAACTCTGATTCCCACTGGAATAGACACAGAGCATTACACCGATGACAATTTTGATGATCTTTATTCAGAAGGTTTTATAGTTGTTGATGGTGAAGTGTATGAAGTGGAGTGGGAGATTCAAGAGGATGGGTCCATTAGCTTTCATTCTCTGCACTACAACGGCGGTTGCTCTTTAGAAGATATGATAGAAGATGCTTTGAACAAGGCGGACAAGAAATGCTAATCACAGAACCTTTCTACACCAACTGGGAGATTGCAACATATTTTGAATTCCTGGTTTACTGTGCTACATGGGTTTCATGTATTATTTAGAGGAGAGTGATTTGGAATATTGGAAGAAACAGGCGTTTGATATGGCTACAACAACAGACCTAAGTTGGCGAGAAATTGCAAGACAGATTGATGTACCTCGGTCCACAGTGTCAGATTTCTTGCGTAAAAAGATTGTAGGAAATAAGGAAGCAAAACTTGGCCCCAAAGTTCTTGTTCTAGACATTGAAACAAAATATATGCTTCTTGAGGGCTGGGCGTTATTTAACCAGAATTTTTCAGTGGATCAAATCGGAGAGGATTGGAGTATTCTTAGCTACAGTGCTAAGTGGTATGATTCAGAAGATGTGTTGTACTCTGATGTAACAGAAATATCAGAAGATGCTTTACTTGGAGAGTTACACGTGTTGTTAGATAAGGCTGATTTTATCATTGCACACAATGGTCGGCGCTTTGACCTCAAGAAAATTAAAGCTAGGATGATCACCAGGGGTTTTAAACCTTTCTCTCCTGTGCGAGTCATTGATACTTTGGAAATTGCAAAGCAAGAGTTTGCTTTCACATCCAATAAGCTTTTGTATCTTACTCGGCTATTATGTAAACGTAATCAAAAGTCTGCTCATGGTAAGTTTGCTGGTCACCTGTTGTGGAAAGAGTTTTTAGCAGGGAACCCTGAAGCTGTGAGAGAGATGCGGGAGTACAATATTATTGATGTTGTCTCTTTACAGGAACTTTATGATATAATGGCTCCGTGGAGTAGCAAGCACCCTAATTTTGAAATCTATTCTGACTCAGCAAATTTGGATGATTGGGAAGAAGATGGATATCACTACACCAACCTCGGGAAGTATGTTCGCTACCGCAACAAGAAGACCGGGCAATATCGTAGAGGTAGGGTTAATATCCTTAGTAGAGAGAGTCGAGCACAACTGTTGGCTAATATTGTATAAGGGGGGTGTTATTCGTGACTATTCTAGATGAGGGTTTTGGTTTGCCCATGCCAGTTAGTCTAACTTTTCTAAAACAACGATATGGAGGAAACTAAGTGAATTCAAATATCTTCGATAAACCCGTGGACACCAAGACAGCATCGGACTTCCTGCAAGACGCTCTGAACCTCTTAGTTGAACGAGGCAAGGACTACGATCAGCCTCAAGGAGAGCGGAGTATGGGGAAGACTGTAGACGCCTTTAACGCCATTACAGGAAAGGGTTTAACAGAAGCTGAGGGCTGGTTGCTTCTGCAACTCCTGAAAGATGTTCGACAGTGGTCAAACCCTAAACGGTATCATTCGGATAGTGCCGAGGATGCAGTTTCATATGCTGCACTAAAAGCCGAAGCTTTGTTTCGTCAAGGAGATGAAACAGAATGACTACATTTCAAGAAAATATGACGCATCTGTACAACCAGGTGATTGACTTTAATATGGCAGCGGGGTGTGTGGATCACAAGAACGATACATCTGAATGGTGGGACTCTGTACAACTCCAGTGCAAGCTGCTAGTTGAGGAGGCAACAGAGGCTTATACTGCTTGTAAGCTTGAGGACAAGGTTGAATTGCTGGATGGTGCTGTGGATACGCTAGTCATCGCATTCCGTCTTGTGGACATGTTAGAGAAGGCAGGGTATGATGTTGCTGATGCTTTCTTTGCCATTAACAAGAATAACGACAGCAAGGTGTTTGATAGTTTTTTTGAAGCAATCCGAAAAAGCGCAGAGCTAGAGGAGCGAGATGGTAAAGAACACAATGTAGCAACAGCCTATGTAGCTGGTGTTGAAAAATACACTATCCGCAACAATTATAACAAGATTGTAAAACCCATCGGGTTTAAGGGTGTTGACCTAACTAAATATTGCCCATAGGAGGAGAAGATGAGTAAAGAGGTGTTGGTGTTCTCGGCTGTTTGGTGCGGCAACTGTGGTCCGTGGAAGGAATACTTGGACAGCCAAGGTGTTGAATACACTTCTGTGGATGTTGATTCACAGGAGGGGATGAAGTTAGCTCAGCAACATCGTGTACGCGGAATCCCTACCACAGTAATTCTTCGAGACGGGGTTGTTGTACGGAATATTGTAGGGGCAAAGCCTAACGAATTGGAGGTGCTGGTTGATTAAAGCTGAACTGATTGCACATAGCCAAAGTGCTGTTACGGGTAAAGAGATGTACACGTTTGAGGTAGAGTTTCCACGGATTATTCTCGCTGAGAACAACACCCATCGCATGCTATCCAAGAATTGTGCATCAACCCGTGCTATTCCTATTCAGAAGCAAATTGAACTGATTGACGAGAATATGTTCTATCCTTCTTTCTATGGCAAGAAACAGGCAGGAATGTCTGCTACTGTAGAGTTGGGAGATGAGGAAATACATCTTTGCAATATCAATATTGCAGGGCTGTATGAGGTGGTAAGAGAGGTTGTTTTAGGGCTAGATGATATTGGGCTTCATAAACAGATCACAGGGCGCTACCTTGAACCATTTATGAACGTCAAGGCTGTAATCTCAGGAACAGAGTTTGACAATTTCTTCTGGTTGCGGATGGATAAAGATGCTCAGCCAGAGATTAAAGAGTTGGCTGAAAAGATGTGGGAAGCCAAGGAGCGAAGTACGCCTGTTGAATTGAATCCAGGAGATTGGCATGTTCCTTACTTTGGTGCTGGATATTGGTTAAAAGGTTGTGGTATTTCACTGGAGGATGCACTAAAGACGAGTGCAAGCTGTTGCGCTCAGGTTAGCTACCGAAAGCTAGATGGGTCGCTGGAGAAGGCAGAAGACATTTATGATAAACTGATTGGATCGGGCAAGCCCCACGGGTCTCCCTTTGAACATCAATCAACACCAATGAAGGCTAATGTGTCATTTGACAGTGAGCCTTATGTAACATCGTACCATCGACAGCTTGGTTATATGTCCGGTAACTTGGCTGGTTGGGTGCAACATAGGCAGATGATCCCAAACAACACATGTTGGGATTACAACGAAGATAAGGACAAAGTATGATAACAAAGAATATTAGTTTCCACATTCTTATGCAGTATCCTCCATTTAAAGAGTCTGTGGAAAGTGGGGACAAAAAGAAGTTTGAAGCTATTTTATATGAATCTGGTGTAGATTTAGAGGCAGGATACGATGTAGTAAGCTGTGAGCATCGTCCCTACCCAACTAGCCCGTTCACGTTCAATGGTCCTTTGGTTAAAGCTGTAGAGCGGCAGGATACTGAGTGGTTGAACAACCCTATCTGTAGCTGGGAAGCCAAAGTAGAAAGTACCCGAGACCCATACCTTCGTGCAGAATTAAAGAACATGTCAAGAGAGGGTGGGGCTGATAAAACCTGGAACGACGAGGGGGCTGCTAAGGCTGTTATTCGAAAAGAGAAGCGAGGATATTGATGGCGGTTATAAAAACCCAAATAGAGACACCAAAAGACACTTACACGGAAGACTACCCTCAAGCAGTTAAATTAGCGGAGGACCAGACCCACATCATCTGGTTTGCTAACGAACTAGGAGTAGAAAAAGACGAAGGAGATATCAGAACCAAGTGCACAGAGGGTGAGAGGCACGGTATCACCACAGTCTTGAAACTATTTACTAAATATGAACTGTCTTTAGGTGGTGATGAGTTTTGGGGAGGCAAAGTGTCCCGAATGTTTCCTCGTCCAGATATTCAACGAATGGCTGCCACATTTGCTTTTGTAGAGCTAGGTGTGCACACTCCGTTTTATGATCTAATCAATAAGACTCTAGGTATTGCTACAGATGAATTCTATAACTCCTGGAGAGGTGAGCCAGTATTGGAGGCTAGGATGGCCTTTGTGGAGAAGTATGCGGGTAGTGATTGTCCGCTAGAAGCTACAGCAGCTTTTGCCTTCATGGAAGGTGTTGTATTGTTCAGCAATTTTGCATTCTTGAAGAGCTTTAATGTGGGAGGGTTTAATTTGATTCCTCACATCACAGCGGGGATTGATGCTTCGAGCAAAGACGAAAACCATCACAGCCTAGCTTCTGGTTGGTTATTTAGACAGTGTTTGATAGAGAGAGAACAGTTGGGCTTGATTGATACACAAGGAAAACAAAACTTACGGAAGAAGATTAAACGTATTGCTGAGAAAGTTTACGAGCATGAATCAGCAATTTGCGATCTGATCTTTGAAAAGGGTGGCATCAGGACTATTACTAAGGAGCAGATTCTTGACTTCATTCAAGATAGGATTAATGTGGTCCTTGGATATCTCGATATGAAACCGTTGTTTGATAAGGAGGTTGGGCAGGTATCTGAATGGTTCTACTCCCAGCTGAGTAGTTTTAAGTATTCTGATTTCTTTTCAGCACAACAAGTGCAATATACAAGGAACTGGAAAAAGCAAGAGTTGAAGTTTGACACGGGGGTGACTGCTTGAATTATGATGAATTGTCGGTAGAACGAAAAGAGCTACAGAATAAAGGGTGGCTACCTGACTGGTACTCCACCTTTGGTTGGCAGATGTTTAAAAGTAAATACTCTTATGGTGGTGAGGAAGGGGTTAAGGGTAGGTTTGAGACGATAGCTAAAACGCTTTCACAGTATGCTCCAGGCGATAAAACGGAGTGGGAACATAAGTTCTTCAACCTTCTTTGGAAAGGTTGGCTATCACCAGCGTCTCCTGTGTTATCAAATACAGGGACAGACCGAGGTCTAAACGTGTCATGCAGCGGTGGCGTCATCCCTGATAGCATTGATGGTTTTTATTCTGCTCTGAGAGAGCAGGCACTGTTGTCCAAACATGGTTTTGGTTGCAGTGGTGATTTCTCTGCTGTACGTCCCAGAGGAGCTGCTATCAGTGGGGGCGGAGTAGCTTCGGGAGCAGTCCCTGTAATCGAAGACTTCTCTATTATGACTTCCAAGGTTTCACAGGGAGGCTCGCGTAGAGGAAGTACAGCGAGCTATATTCCGATTGACCATGGAGACTTTTGGGAGCTTTCTGATAAACTGGAGGCTACACCAGATGGATTGAATATTGGCTGGACAATAACAGACGCTTTCATTGAAAAGCTAAAGGCTGGAGATAAAGAGGCAAATGCTCGTTGGAGTCGTGCCCTATATGTGAAGATGGTCTCAGGGAAGGGTTACTTCTTCAAGGTTGATGAGGCGAACCGTCATCGGCCACAGATGTACAAAGATTTAGGTTTAGATATTAAAGCATCAAATTTATGCTCGGAGGTGATGTTACACTCTTCAGAGCAATTAAGCTTTAGTTGTATCTTGTCGAGCATGAATTTAGCCAAATATGATGAGTGGAAAGATACAGATGCTATTTTTGAAGCTACTGTGTTTTTGGATTGTTTGTGCTCAGACTTTCTTAAAAACTCTTCTAATACCGCTGGATTGGAGAAGGTTCGAAAGTTTACAGAAAAGGGTCGAGCAATTGGTTTAGGTGTTCTTGGTTTTGGAACCTTGCTGCAAGACAGGATGATTCCTTATGAATCCTTGGAGGCACAGTTCTTAAATTCAGAGATTTTCAAGCTTCTTCATGATGAAAGCTTGCGTGCATCCCAATGGCTTGCTTCTGAACTGGGTGAACCTGAGTGGTGTAAGGGGTATGGTGTGCGACATACACACAGAACCGCCCTTGCACCCACTAAGTCTACAAGTATCTTAATGGGGGGTGTCAGCGAGTCCGTGTTTCCTGACCCCGGTATGGTGTTTGAGCAGTCCAGTGCGGCAGGTGGTATGCGGAGGATTAATCCTAAACTTTTTGAGGTGATGGTCGCTAGGGGCGTGTACAATAAAAAAACCCTAGAAGATATTGTGACTAATCTGGGGAGTGTTCAACACGTAAGTTGGCTCACACCAGAAGAGAAATGGGTGTTTAAAACAGCATTTGAGATTGACCAGAATGTGATTTTGCGCTATGCCTCCCAGAGGCAGAAATGGATTTGCCAAGGACAATCACTAAACTTCTTTTTTGCTGAAGATGAAGAGAAGATTAGTGAGGTGCATACAAAGGCTCTGCTTGACCCCAACATCTTGAGCATGTACTATGTCTATTCCAGGAGTGGTATTGTGGTCAGCGACGACTGTCTGTCCTGCTCTGCTTGACAAGAAGTCAGAATACTGTAGAATAGAAACCGACTAAATAAACGGTCGGTTTCACTAACCAATAAAGGAGAGAGTAATGGAAGAAGTTGTCACTAGAGACACAGTGTTAGTTTTTAAAGCACCTGCCAAAGATTGGGCCAAAGTGTACGCTGTTATGGGAAAAGCGAATGGAGACTTTAGCGCAGATAGCGTTTGGGTCACCTTGATGAATTTCTTTGACCCGCAGAGGTTTGTATATGACGCTATGATTTACCCTAAAACTGGAGGAGAAGCGTTAGACTACTCAGAATATCAAAAAGAATTCGAGTCTGAGCTGTTTGACCAAACAGATAAATATGCCCTATTGTCGCAACTAGAAAAAGATGTTTATGACCTTAAAAAGTCACTAGGCATCATTTAAAAGAAAAGGAGAAAGAGATATGAAGAAACTTTTGAAACTGGTTGGTGTAGCTGCTGTAGCACTAATGATTACTGCTTGTGGTGAGCGTGTAGAGGTTCCACCGGCACATGTCGGTAAGGTTATGACTAAGGATGGTTACCAGGATACGGTAATCCCTTCCTCTAAATTCCGACTCCCAGCATGTCTGATGTACTGTGACCGGCTTGTACTACTGGATGTGGCAGACAAGGCATATAATGAAGACCTCACCATCTTCATTCCTGAAGATAAGCTGAACTTGAATGTCCGTATTCGGACTACCTTGAGTGTTGATCCTCGGAAAACTGAAGAGCTCTTTGGAGCACTAGCTCCTTCAGAAGTGAAAGGAAGTATTTCTTCTATCTCTAGCCAGTCAATCTATGCTACCTATGCCAGCCAGATTGTACAGGCGGAAGTTCGAGAATATCTCAGTCAGTTCAGCATCGGAGAAATTGCATCCAGCAACGAGAGGGTGAATCAAGACCTACGTGAACGTCTCACCAAGGCGCTACAGCAACGGACACCATTCAGCGTTCGATATGTGGGGTTGACTAACATCGCATACCCGAAGATCATTACAGATGCACAAGAGGCAGCAGCAGAACGCCGGGAAGCAATTCAACAGGAGAATGCTCAACTTGAGATTTCCAAAGTGAAGCTAGAACGCGAGCTACAAGAAGCCCGTCTGAACCGTGCAATTGAAAAAGAGAAAGCTGAAACAGAAGCAATGGCTCAACGTCTGCTAGCTGATTCTGTAGATAGTCGTGTGCTGGAGCTTCGCCGTCTTGAGAACGAGCGCCTGTGGATTGAGCGTTGGTCTGGTACACTTCCTGCTACTGTGCTAGGTGATGCGGTTCCAATGTTCAATATTGGAAAATAAGGAGAGTTGAATGGTTCTTCTGTTAAACCTAATTGCACCAATCATTGTAATTGTTTTTGGTTATATTTGGTGGAAGACTCGCAAAGCTTGGCCTCTAGTTGTGATGGTTGCATCTCTTTTGCTTTATGTTCAAGCGCAGCCATCTTACATTCCAAAAGGGGAAGTGAAGAGAACAGCAATAGCTCCTTTTGAACAGAAGGATGTGGAGATTCAAAATCGACTCCTAACTCCTCCCTCTGGAGCGGAGATGGACCGTAAACGTGGTGAAATGATCAAAGAAGGGCTTCCATTTTCTGTTGACATGAACAATCTGTGATGTATAATAACCCCACAATGCTTAGTCGTGTTGTGGGGTTTTCTTTTGCCTAAAATAAATGGAGTCATGGAATGTTTGGATTTTTTAAAAAGAAAGAAATTGTTGAACAGACTGTACTAGAAGATTGGGAAGACACAGCAAAGAGTAATTTTTGTTGCAAGGAGACACTTGTCTCTGAACCAGTCTTCTCTTTCATACGCCTATTGGAAGAAGAACCCAAGCGCTTTAAGCTATCGCAGATTTCTTCTTATGGTTCTGGTAGAAAGCTTTTTCGATTTTCCGACAGGGTTGCAGGGGAAGCATGGGAGTTTACATCCGCTTATGGCCCATCTCTTATTTCCAACACCTATCGCTTTCGGTCTGCAATACCATGGGCTACAGAAGGCGAACGAAAGGTAATAGAGGAAGCTATTAAGAATTGGCATAAAAAGCGGCAGGATAATATCGGAGCTTGGAGAAGTCTGCGCCGAGCACGTAAATTAAAGTTTGAACGTGAGCGTTTAATTGGTGTATACTGTAAAAATATAGACTGCTGTAATCAAACCAGAGAGGAGAATTGAAATGGATTATAAACGTATTAAAGAAGCGTACACCGAGCTTGCAACACTATTGCACAAGTATCCCGATGTGTTTGCAAAAGATTCATCAATTATGAACCACAAAGATATTATTCAACTCCTAGCAGGTTATGCTACTTCAGAGATGTTCGGAATTCCGTTCTATCATTATTCTAGCTACGACCATTGGTACACTGTAGTTCACTGCACTAACAGCTCGGACCAGTACGTGGGCTTCTTTGACCACAATCGGGATATTGGTTGCCCCTCTGACGGAAGGCAACCAGTTGGAGAGTGGTTGTATATGGTTCGGTTTTCAACAGGGGCATACAGTCTTAGCGCAGATTATCCAAGACAAACATTTAAGGCTATGTTTGACGAGATGGTGGAAATTGGAGCAAAGTATGTTGATTATAATAACAGCGCTTTATACTTCTCAGATGAGGGTGGGGTTGCCAAAGAAGCATACGAGAAGATTCCATCCATTTTTGAGAAATATCGGGGGTTGGTGGAAGAGGAGTTGAGACAGCAAAGAAAAGAAAAGCTTCTAATGGAACTAGAAAAACTTAATCAGGAGGGAGTATGAGAGAGATTCTGCAATCTTTTTACAATGCTTACGGGGTTTGGTTGGACCAAGGTGCTCCAGAGGGTTCCTGCTTTGCTCGTGGTGCTGGTCTGTGTAGCAACCTGATAAGTTATCTTTGTGCCACATCAACACTGAAAAATCATAAGTTTGACGAGCAAGTTTCAGGTGTGCACAAAGCCCTTGAAAGTGATTTTGGTGGTGAATGTTTTCCATTTAACAGTAATTATCGGGATTATGAGAAAGAAGTGATTGAAGGGGCTTGTCATCTCAACCCAAAACGAGTACAATTCATCATGAAACACAGAGACGATTTACCAGAACAGGAGTGATTGTTGTGAATACAAGACAGAAAATTGAAGTGATGCAGGCTTATCTTGACGGAAAGACTATTTATTACCACATTATTGATGATGAAGGCTGGAAGGCTACTGCCAATATCAATGCAACCGGGGAATACAAAGATGACTTGGGGTGGGATTGGTGTGAATTTGTGTATGAAGTAGTGGAAGTCAAACCTAGCATCAATTGGAACCATGTTGATAAAAAGTACAACTGGTTGGCTGTCGATGCGGATGGAAGGGCTTATCTGTACACACGAAAGCCTCGCATTCTCGAAGGAGAATATGTGTGGGGATCGGCGGGAGAGGCGGTCTCTGCAAAAGGTTTTGCATCTCTCGCAGTACCAAAAGATGTTCAATGGGATGACAGTCTGATTGGGAGGAATGACATATGAATATTCAGGATATTTTCAACAAAGTGATTGCCTTGGGTGTATACGATGAAGACTACACGCTGGAAGTAGAGGGTCTTGATTACCTGGGTAAGTATATGTGTGACGCTCTCGTAGTAGCTTGCTATTTTCTACATGGACCGAATAGCCTATCAGTAGATGAGTATAAGTATGCAGAAGATGCTATTGCAGAGTATATTGGGGACAGCTCCCACACTCTTAAAGGAACCCTTAAGGATAATGGGCTTGACTCTTCGTTCAAAGCACGCCTCGCCATTTACAAGAATTGGAATAATCGTCCAGTTCTGGATTTGAACAAGGAGATTTGACAATGGGTGCTTTCTTTCTGTTATATTTGGTCGTAGCAATTGAAAATATTGCATCGTTCCTAAGTGTATTTAGTTTGATGGGTTGGTTGTTGGCAGGGGCTTTAGTGTTTACAGTGTTCGTTGTAATATTTGCTGCTGATTTCGACTACGACAGAGATGAAACATTTCCTGTTAAATTTGGCAGGATCAAGAAAACATTCAAACGACTCTGCATTCTGGCTGTAGTGTTAATTTTCACAGGGGCAACAGGAAAGCTATTGCCAAGTCAGCAAGACATGTTGATCATTGCTGGAGGTACAGCAACCTACCACGTCCTAACCAGCGATGCAGCTAAAGAGGTGGGTAGTAAGGTGTATGAAAAACTTCTAGACAAACTGGAAGCTTTAGAATATGATCACCCTATCTTAGACAAGAAAGAAGAGCCAACAGACACGAAGCAAAGCGGTAATGTCTCAATCTAAAGGAGGATACATTCATGACGAATTTTAATTTTGAGTTACATTTCCGACGAGGAAGTACTCCGTTTGTGACCACCCTTATCCATCAGTTTAAGTTCCCTGGGGGAGAGGTTGGTATAAACCTCAATGCACCTGTTGATAAGCTGGAGACAGATGTTTATCTCACCCTGCGAGCAAGTTGTTCTGACAACATCATGTGTGCGTTTATGGCAACAGAAGCCCTGCGACGCACCTACCCCAACGCACGAATTCATTTGAATATGGCATACATTCCATATGCCCGACAGGATCGAGTGTGCAACGAAGGAGAAGCCCTCAGCATCAAAGTGATGGCTAACCTAATCAACTCTCAAGACTACGCCTCTGTGCACGTCGTAGACCCTCATAGCCACGTTGCAACTGCCCTGATCAACAATGTTGTTGTCAAGGATCAGATTGATGTGTTCGGGAAGATCAAGACTGACTGGCACAACTGGATTATCGTTGCTCCAGACATGGGCGCTATCAAGAAAGTAGAAGCTTTTGCAAATCATCTCGGAGCTGCCGGTGTGCTCGCTTTCAATAAAACAAGAGATTTGAAAACAGGGGCTATTCAAAATCTGCAATGTATGGGGAACATCAACCTTTGTGGCAAATACCTTGTCCTTGATGACATTCTTGATGGTGGTGCAACATTCATTTCACTGGCTAAATATATTCGACACGGAAGTGTATTCTCTGGAGCTTTCACAGGAAGCCTTGAGCTAGCTGTCACACATGGAATATTTTCGAAAGGTGTTGACTGCATCACTAACGTATATGATAAAGTGTACACCACTGATTCCCATGGCGGGTGTTATTCCTCGCTAATTGGGATTGACAAAATTCAAGTTGTTGAGCTATAAATTTAAGGAGAGACACATGGTTAAAATGTTTGCACCTCACATGACAGATGGTTACAAGCTGGGTCATGCACAACAGTATGTGGAGGGAACAAGTTTTCTGTACAGCAATCTCACACCACGTTCGGATAAATATTTCCAAGGCTCCAGCCTGTATGATGGTAAGATGGTGGTGTTTGGTATTCAGGGCGCTGTAAAAGAGATTGTTGATAACTGGAATGAATCGTTCTTCTCTCAACCAAAGAAGAAGGTGATCGCTCGTTATAAACGCCGGGTGGATAGTTATTTGGGAGAGGGTGTTATTGATGTTTCTCGCATGGCGGCGCTTCATGATCTCGGGTATCTCCCTGTAGAAATCAAAAGCATTGCTGAAGGTGAACGCATCCCAATGAAGATTCCGATGCTCACCATTAAAAGTACTATTCCAGAGTTCTATTGGGTGGTTAATTATCTAGAACCAGTTCTGTCAAACATGATCTGGAAGGGGTGTACAAACGCCACCATAGCATTCGAATACAAGCGTGTCATGGCGCACTATGCAGATATCACAGGCGCTTCACACGAAGCTGTGCTATTCCAGGGTCATGATTTCTCCTCACGCGGCATGTCAGGTGCAGAGGATGCTTGTCGAAGTGGTGCTGCACACCTAACAAGTTTTCTTGGGTCTGATTCTGTTGGTGCAATTGATTATGTAGAAGACTATTACGGGCATGGGATCGAAGAAGCTCTGCTTAACGGAGATGTGGTTATTTCACAATCTATCCCTGCAACAGAACATGCTGTATCTTCCAGCAATATTATTGTTCGACAACAAGATATTGAGAAGGCGGTTGAAGGTGATACTCGCCTCCTAGCTGAAACAATGTTCTTGAAAGAATACATTACAAAGACTGTTCCTTCTGGATTCTGTTCGTATGTGGCAGATACATATGACTACTTTGGTGTTCTGACACAGGTGTTACCAACGCTTAAAGATACGATCATGGCTCGGGATGGTCGCACTGTGGTGAGGCCCGATAGTGGTGACCCTGTTGACATTATTTGTGGGACAGTGGAAGATTCTTATTTTACACTAGAAGAGGCTATTTTACGCACCAACAAGTACCATTATGCTATGGCTAATGAGGATTGTGAGGGCAGCTATAATTGTGGGGATGAGGAGTATTCAGATATTGTGTATGTATCTGGTGAGGGAAAATACTACGAGCTAACCACACCCTTTGAATATAATCGGCATAATAAACAGTTTTATTATATCGACAATTATTCTGACGAAGCGGGTGAAACTGTTGCAAAAGAAGTAGAAGCAACACCAGAGATGAAGGGTTCTATTCAGCTTCTTTGGGAAATCTTTGGCGGTACAGTGAATGATAAGGGCTACAAAGAACTTGATCCACATATTGGTTTGATTTATGGTGACTCAATCACTATTCCGCGGGCAGAGAAGATTCTCCATCGGTTGAAAGAGATGGGGTTTGCTTCAACCAATGTGGTGTTCGGTGTTGGATCATACACCTATCAAATGAGTTCGCGTGACACCTTTGGTACAGCAATGAAGGCAACAGCCACAGCTGTTAATAAGGAAATGTATGAAATTTATAAAGACCCAGCTACAGGAGATAAGCTTAAAAAGAGCGCAAGAGGTCTTCTGCGTGTTGACAAAGATGAAGATGGAGAGTACTCTCTAACAGATCAAGTGAGTTCTTATGCTGAACAGTGTGGGGAACTTCGTTGCTTATTCTTTGAGGGGGGCTTTTATAATCTTGATAACATTGAGGGTATTCGTGAGAGACTGGAGAATCAACTATGAGTGAAGTAACAGAAGACTTCTTGAAAAGTAATAAAAACTGGTATATTGTTTGTAATGATGCAAACGAACTGCGTGCAGTGGAGAAGTGGTTATTCAACATGGGTATAGGGTGGATTATGGCCGGATTGAGCCACCATACAAGCATTGATATAAAGTTTCCTATAGCCTTGTCTCCCAGAGAATATGTGCAACAACCGTATATCCGCTTTGGTTGGATACCTTTCAAAGATGGTTCAATAGCGGATAGTGTAGACGATGTGGAGATTAAATTTACCTACGATATTTCTGTTGCAACCGCTTGTGTGGATAAAACGAGGGTTGATCTGATTGATAAGATTGCCCGACTAGAGGGTGAACTTCTAGCAGCACGCGAGCAGCTTGCAGCAGGCAAGCAATTTGAGGAGAAATGTAATGCCTAAACACATACACTGCGATCTTATTAAAGCATGGGCTGATGGTGCAAAGATAGAAGGTGACGCCGGAAACGGAAATTGGCGCGATATCCCCGATCCTGCATGGGCGGTTAATTCAAAATACCGCATCAAACGGGAAACAGTTACTCGGTTTGGTAAAGAACTTCCGAAGCCACTGTCTACCCTTATTGAAGGGAAGATGGATTATTATGTTGTGGACTTCGATTTTTGCCGGTGCGAGAGACGAGTGGTGACAAATCCTGCATGGGCGGGATTGACACGACGTGGGATTGTGTTTGCTAATAAGGAAGATGCAGAAGAGACATTGAAAGCTTTTCAAGAAGCATCCACTGGGTACTTGAAGAATCAATAAGGAGGTCTAGATATGCACCCCAAGATTATCGCTATCGTTCAAGAAGAATTTTATATCAGTAAACATTACAGCTTCGATGGGTATATCATCTCTCTTGACGACTGGACTTGTTTCAGTATTGGGATTAGCAATTTCCAACAGTGTTGTGAGAGTTGGGGTTATGCCTCATCTAATGATGATCTACAATCCTTTATTGGCTCAGAGTTATTTTCTGTAGATGTTGTAGATGACAAGTTACACACTTCTCCTGATATCGAGATGTATGAAGGTGGAGTAACTTACGTCAACCTGAATACATCTACAGGCGTATTGCAATTTACGCTGTACAATGAACATAATGGCTACTACTCTCATGAAGTAGTAGTAAAAAAGAACAGTGAAATATTACACTCAGAAGATGTGTGAGACGAGGGGAAAAGTATGGCAAGCATTAATTGGGATGAAGCTCCAGAAGGAGCTACACATTGGGAGACTAAAGAGTCTGGCTACGCTGCAAGTTGGATGAAGAAAACGCCTGAAGGGAGTTGGTTCTATCAAAAACCGTCAGACTCTATGTGGAGATTTTACAAGAAAGCAGGAGGTATTGGTTCTATCCGAGAGTCACAAATGATTCCCCGACCAAGCGTAGTGTCAGAGCAGAAACTAACCACAGTCGTAGAACTGGTTGAACAGTTTACAGAGAGAATGGATATCACTCTTGGAAAAATGGTAGCTAACTACAGTCGATCCTTCGCCCATGAGGCTCTTAAGGTATACAAAAAAGAAAAAACAGTTACAGAGCTAGATAAGTTAAAGTCTGTTTTCGAACAAGCCGCTTATGTAGCTGGCGAGGTAGATGTAGACGCGGGTGTTCGTGCAATCTACGACACCTTCCTGTCTAACAAGTAGGCACAAAAAAGCCCTCAAACCATTTAAGGAATGAGGGCTTAACTATTCTTATTGTAGTATATTCTTATTCTTGGGAAGGTCTAATGCTCCTTCCGTTCTTGGAGCTTGATGAGTAAATCCAATTTGTAATTCACATCATCTCTCAGTGAATCTATCTGCTTTGTCACTCTGTTTTCCAACATAAGAACACTTTCAGATGACACACTATTTCTTTGAAGGTCATACACCCGGCTGTTCAACTCGGTGATACTTTGCCAATGATAAGACGTTATCAGTAGCAACACAGCTACGGAGAACTTCACCATCATATCAAACAACTTACTATTATCTTTATGGTTTCCCATATCGTTCCCCATTTCAAAGCGTCCTTATTTCTCCGGGTAATCCTTACTTCGTAAGAATATCCTTCCTCAAATACTCTGCTCCTATTAGCAGATTCTCATTGTGCAACCGTATCCTCTCCATTGTCTTGATGTAAGCCTCTGAGACGCTGTAGAAGGCTTCTTCATAGGACGTTAATACCTTTGCATTGGTTACAGGCTTAACAGGCACCAAAGGGCTTAGGAAAGCCTCTGGCAGCCTAGTTTCCACAGGAGCTGGATGGTGTTGCCTTACAGGCTGCGTATTCGAGCACCCTGAAATGCTCAGACAGATCAATAGGAGCAAGAACAGGATTGGACCTAGGGACGGAAGTCTCACTGACTTCCTCTTCTTTGACTTCATTCTCTTTCTCCTTTAAATTGCTCCAGTCTGACATAATCCCACCAAACTCTTCTGCAACTGATGTACCATTAATCAGCAGAGAGTTTACAGTCCATCTAAGTTTATCAATCTCTTCCACAAGCTGATTATTATCTGTCACACACTGTTCATATCTTGTATCAGAGGATGACACAGATTCCCTAGCTTCAATTAAATCTGAATGTAGAGAGTTGATAAAGAATAGACAAGAGAGGATTATCCCAACTAAGCTAATTGTTATATATTTAATCATCTATATCCACCTGCCCCGCTTCAATAACAAATCCTTGACTATCCCCCTCAGCAACATCTCCAAACAGAAACCAATCTTCATCAGATATCTTCTTTAATGTTACGACAGAGCCATTAGCTCTAAATACAGAACCATCTTCTGGTTTCATTAATCCCGCTGCTGTGATTATTCCGGTCATGGGCATGTCCCCCAAATAGGTTTAGGTAATAGCCAAGATGTGGCATTTTGAGAGAATCTACTTGGTTCTGTTGGAATACCAGAAACACACCAACCAGATAAATCTTGGTTAAACGTGCTGTTATTCCAAAACATGTCTACCATGTCTGTCACATGACTAACGTCCCATGAAGATATGTCCTGGTTGAAGTCTGTAGACTTGAACATTCCTCTTAAACTTGACCAAGGTGGGGCAATGCTAGGTACAGAGAAGTCAGTCAAGTTTAAGTATTCGAATGAAAGTCTGATAGGTTCATCCCACCACTTGACAATACCTTTAAAGTTATTTCTGTTATCTTCGTTCTGAGGATACGAAAACTTGAAGCTGAGAGAGCTTCCTGAGTTTGGCGGCCATGTAGGCTCTACTCTCAAGTAGATAGTCTGAGGACCATCCACCCCTATGGGATCAGCAAAGCTGGAGAAGATGTTTACGTCAGTCCAGTTGACCAAATCGTTGGACCACTGATAGGTAGTATTTGCTAGATCAGCCAAGTGGATTGGTCCTTCTGCGGAGATAACCATAACATTGTCTGGAACACTTAAAGGGCACGTCCCCCATACAGGTTTGGGAAGTGTCCAACTTGTAGCTCCCAGGGAAAATCGAGGAGGTTCTTGAGAGAATTGAGACACACACCAACCAGATAAGTCTTGGTTAAAATTCTCTGCACCCTCAAACAAGCTCTGCATGCTGTTATTCCCCCACATATCTTGAGCTAGAACATTGCTTGTATCCCAAGAACCAATATTTGCATTAAAAGAGGTGGCATATTGGAAAACGCCAAACATTGTTTGTATATTAGATGTATCCCAAAACTCAACATCAGGATGATCAAACTGTGTGCAACCAGTAAACATGCCATCTAGTGTGGTGAATGTTTCTGGTATAAAATCGGGGACAATTACCAAATGCTCACAATCAGGGAAAGCCATACCTGCGTAAGGGTAGGTTCCCCAATCCATTACTGATTGGATGGTGGCCCCAAAATAGCCATGAAATATAATTGTATTATCATTATCTTGTGTAAACTCTTCATACACATATACGTACCACGTCCCTGGCATCAAGGATATCTCTGCATTGGATTCTGAAAAGATGGATTCACCTAAGACAGTCATATCTCCAGCTAGAAAAACAATCCTAGTTAACCCCACCCTACCATCAAATCCTGTTGCCAGCTTATACTTATTAATTTCCCAAATCTGTCCTTCGGGAGGAACCTGATTGGCTAAACTTAATCTTATTGGTGCGTAGGGCCACTCGAACTCGGAGCCACCCCTCCGTTGACTAGCAGCTACAATTCCTGGTATCATTTTTCCTCCTCATCTCTCTTCACTTTCAACACTCCATCTTGCGGGATGTTCTTTACAATAATACCCAGGACAGCTACAATTACACTAAAGATTTGCCAAGTTGAAGATGCGATTAGAATCTCCATACCAGGACTTGTGTTGATCTGCAGGACAATAGTCTGTATTGTAGGAATAGCAGCAGATAGAACTAATGCCCACGTACTCCACTCCTTAGCTATATCCCTCCATTTTCTTTTCCACTTCATCTTACATCTTCGCATTACGTTCCTCTGGAAATGAGATTAGCTTATGTTGGGGTTTGGACATTGCGGGAAGTCTCTTTGGAACAACTCATCATCTCCAGCAAGCAGGAGTGTAGGCGCTACAAGCTCACTCTGTTGTTGGTCAGTATTCCAAATTCGTACAACTATATATAGAGTGTCTTCTGGAAGCTGTAGGTTCTGCAAACTATCATCTTCAAGCGTCGTACGCGGAGGAACATCACCAATATCCACCCCACCCAATTCAATGCGGACTCGATTGGATGCGACAAGCTCTTCTGTTGGAGGGTTGATTCCATCAAAGCGAACCACATACACAGAAGTCCCCATAAGGGGGTTTACAGCTCTGTCGGTTGTTTTAATCATATCAATCGCAGATAGATCAAGATTAAGACTCAAAGGTGTAGCTGACGGTACCACATACCGCTTAGTGTCATTATCCTCTGCGACAGCATCGCTCATCCATAAATCACAAATAGACCCCCCTTGTGATTGAGCAAGCGCTGGGAGTAAATGTGCCTTATCTTCTACAAAAAGAAGATGATCAACGGGCCAAACAGACCCCTCATTCCACGGTAACAGCTGCGTAAGAGAATAGTTAAGAGGAGAATCATCTCCCCCCTCAACAAACCCCTCACTATCTCCCTCAGCGACATCTCCAAAGAGAAACCAGTCTGTATCAGATATCTTTTTCAATGTTACGACAGAACCATTAGCTCTGAACACAGAACCATCTTCTGGTTTCATTAGTCCAGCTGCTGTGATTATCATAAAGCATTCCCCTTGATCAATAACTCCAGAGTACGTCAGACGGTAGACCATTACCACCCAAACCAAGGTGTAAGAATCTAGCCCCTATAGCAGAACCAGATTTCTGCTTAATACCCCACCGACGAAGAGGACTGTCATTCTTGATGATCCATTCAATGATCTTGTGAGCCTGCTGTCCATCTACACGGATATCCGCACTATCCCCATGGGAGTGTTCCCCTGGTTTAGCCTTAACTCTTTCGATGCTGTGACGAGGGCTACGGTAACCACTATTGATGATCATCGGAATACCTGTGCCAAGACGGACAGCCAACAGAGCATCCATGAACTCTTCTGTAATCCCTTCTTCCCCTGTCTCTTTACAGAGGAATTCTTCTCGTTTGAAGTAAGGGTAATATTTATTCCAATCTTTTACTTTGCTCATGCTTGCTCCTTCATTAAGGCCATATAATGTTTAACCATAGTGACCACCCTAATATACACTTTTCTTATTGTAATAAGCTGTATATTCGGTCATAATCACCTCACGTCGCTTGTAGTGCTAAGATAAGGTCTTGCAGTGTAGCTGTACCGCTGTCTAAGGCGTCTACAGCGCTTCTGGCGGCTGAGGACATGCGTTCGTCTATGATAAGAGTTAAAGCGTCTGAGACGGCTTCTGCGGCCCCTGCTGCATCGAAGTCCTCTGTAGAAGCTGCTGATGCAGTTCCAAGGGCGGGTGTGTCAGTAAGATCAGAGTAGCTACCAGAGATTGCAACGTCTGATAAAGCTTCCTCATCAAGAGAAACAACAGGATTGGAGGGGTCTGTACTGTCTACGAGAATACCGTCACCTGGGACAACAGACTTTACAAAAGCACTTTCCAAGGAATATCCAACCCAACCCCTGTTGTCAATGTTCACCAGGTGCACCATTGTGATGGAAGATAGTGTGTCAGATACCGTAGGCTCAACTCCCGTCTCCCAATGTATTCCTACCGGCCAACCTGTCACTGTATAAGGCGTTGTATCGTTTTGAATAAACTGGATATGTAACAGCTTGCTGTTGAGAAATTCTCCATCAGGAAATACGATGTTTGTAATATTTTCTGTCAAATCAACACTAATGCTACCTTGTTCAGGAACTTCAAGAACACCGTTGTCTATGAATGTTAACCGTCCATAAGAATTCCCAACCTCAAGGTTTAAAGTATTTAGTCCTGCCTCATACTCTATATATAGAGTGTCTGAATCTAGTACAGAATTAACAGTATTAACCACAGCCTCTTCGAAGTCTGAGATTGTATCAGAATCTTGTGTCCCTGTGTGATTTTCTCTGTTTCTCACATACTCCATCCACGCACTAAGAGTAAGTGTTCCACCGTCAGAGGTTACAGGCAGACTTGATGCGTCACTAATAATACCTCCAGATTGCTCTTGCAGTGCTTCAATCTGTTGACCATGAGTCTCAACAGCAAAATCAAGGTCTTCGACACTTTCTTCTAAACTTTCTACTCTGTCGTTGAGAGAAGATGAGTTAGGAATTTCTTGGTAACCTGACGAGGTACGTCTCCACTGACTCCCATTGGAGAGTACAGTGAATTCATAACCAACCTCAAGGGGTATAAACACCCAGGAACCCTCAACCCAAAAGTAGGCAAGATTGTCTGTGTTCAGGATGCAAGAATAACCATCTCCAGGAGAAGCAGGGAGTGTGTCCACAAACTCATTTACAGCGTTCTTAGCCAGGAATGAGAGACGGAGAAGGTTTTGATCCATTCCGGGGTTCCACCCATCTTCTCCGTAAGCCCACCCATAGGCAATATCAAAATAGGGGGAATTTATTGCAGGCATTTATCTCTCCTCATTTAATTTTGTCGGGCGCGATTGGTCTGGCAACCTTGCTAGGAAAAGAAGGATTTTCAGGCCAAGCTCTAAGTTCTTTGCGGTACTTTCGCCACTCTGTGACAGTACCTACTGTGCCGTTGTCCCCGTCTTGAACTTTGTTAAGCTCTACGTCTGCCCGAAATAATTCAGAATCTCGCCAAGACTTTTCAATGGCAATTAAATCTGTCTTGTTTGGTTTGTAGTCTACAACTGATGGAACACCTTTGTGGTTCACTGTGACTACCTTACCGACAGACAATCCTGTGCGAATGGTATTGTAAGTGTCTTCATTCACTTCCACAAGATCAGAAGGGAGAGTACCAGCATCTTTGTATAGTTCTAATAGTTCCGTAGGATAGAAACTTAAAGTTGTTTTACTAAAAAGATACACGTCACCTCCCAATGGCATAGTAAATAAAGTTTCGGATTCCATGCGAACTATTTCGTACTCGGAATTGTGTTGAGGATATATCGTAAGGTGTGGATTCTCTCTCATTGTCTCCCGCTAAATCTTGATTCTGTATAATAACCCCATAGCAAGTATTAGGAAAGGCGATTGGAAAGGTTTGCACGCTTGAAGCTACAGACAAAAACCTACCCCACTGGATAATCAAACCCCCAGGAAATATCTGAAAACCCGTTGTACCGGTGTTCTGGTTTCCTCCTGTAAAGTTTGTTGTTCTCAATACACCAGATAGAAGATTATCCATCTGAATGGTGCTGTATACACCAAGGTTCGTTCTAGCAGTTGCCTTGTTTGGAACATCGTTTAGATTCTGACTGATAGCCAGATATTTTGCATCCGCTTGAGATTCACTGAAAGCTCCCTGAGCATCCGCGAAGGCTAGTTGCCACATGGAGGGGCTTATAGCTGGACGGTTGTTTGTGTTTGTTGTGGTGCATTTGTAGATAAGGCCATCAACAGGGTCTTGTGTGTAACTCTTCCCTGCTTGGTATTCAGTGACTTCATCCCAAATAGCAATACCGTGCTGGTTGATGTGAGCAATGGCTTGGTCTTGTCTGTGATCTAACCAGTTAAACCACTGTCTTGGTGGGATTTCAATCTGCCAACCAGTATTGATCTTATTGTCTAGAGGGGTTGCTCTATCACCCCCGTTGGCCCATATTTTGTTTAATGTATTAGGTTTAGAGATTTGAGGCATTTATTTTTCCTTATTAATCTGGTAGAGTTGTTAGTCAAGTTTCAGGAAACAACGAGTGACTTTCCCTGTATACTTAAATCGGCATCAAATCCAAGTAACCTGAAAACTGATTTGGGCCGTCCGGGTCGATTGGAGAAGTCGGGACAGGATCAATATGCGCAGAATAGTCCCACCTACCCCCTCCCGAAGCGTATCCCTCGAATTCCCCAAAAACGAAGTCTACACCGTTGATGTTCATGCGGCATTCCAATATTTCCCAGGGACCACGCAGGGTCAGGTACACCGAAAGCCGTCGCAGACCGGAAATCGCTCCTGTATAACCAGAGCGATGAACCACCCCAATGACAAGCGGGTTGTCCACTACAAGTTCGGTAGGGGCATCCAGGTGACGCTCGATACGGTCATCCTGCCACTGACCACCAGTGTGACTAGTGCGAGTAACATTAGTCGGGCTCCCCGACCACTCCAGAACTATAGACTGCCCCCCTACAAACCCCTCACTATCTCCCTCTGCTAAGTCTCCAAACATCAGCCAGTCTTCTTCGCTTATCTTTTTCAACGTGACAATAGAACCGTTATCCCTGAATACAGGCAGTCCTGCGTCTGTCACTGTTAAACCCGCCGCTGTTATAATGTTAGTCATACTACACTCCACCAGGGGCAATCCAAACGCTGTCTGGCTCCCCAGCGCAAACAAAATGGAACTCACTTCCTACCGGAACGGCTGAAGTATCGTTTATAAAAATATCTAGGCCGTTTCCATTCCGTGAATCTAAAATGTACATTGTCCCTGGAATTAAGTTTTCTATAAGAATGGCATCATTATTAGCTTCAATCCATTGAACTGGTGCTCCTCCACCCCCACCACCTTGCCCCATGTTGTCATATAGATACTTAGTCCTTGCAGTCAACTCTTGTGCTTGTACGTTAGCAAACCCATCTACAGGGATACCATCATTATCTAGCGTAACAGGACCACCTTTGACAGACCAACCGGGTTCAATCATTGTGATGCCATCAACCCAACCAGCATCTTCTGGCAAACTTGCCATATTCTCTCCTTATGTTATGTTGTAACATCAATTAGTTCTGCAAACCAACCACCATCAACAGGGAAACAGACTTGCCCTCCATCATACAGTCCATAACCTCCATATGTGACAGTCCCGTCGTAAAATGAGGAAGACACACAATCAACTCCTTGATCTGAGATAGCTCTACCATAGAGCATGCCGTAGTCTCTACCGTAACCACCCATTGCAACACCCAAGCCACCAAACCCCTTAGCTCCCGGTGCTCCTTGAAATCCAAAATACTCCCCTTCTCGGAAAATACCAAATTCCAAACTAACACCAATAGTTTTTGGAATTAGCCGGACAGGATACTGCTCTCCTGTGAATACATAATTGATCAGCACTCTTTCAAAAGAGGTAAGCTCTCTTCCAAAGAACACGACTGCATGACCACCACCGTCCACAGAAATGAAAGTGGTTCCTGTTTGGAATATCTGGTTAACAGCGGTTATAAATTCTTCTGGTGTGGAGGTGAAAGAGTTTTTGAAAATCTTCGCACGAATGAACATTCTATACTGTTCATCGTTTAGATTTACGTTCCCCCCAAGGTTATCCCCCAGGTTGTAGAACATTCCTCCCAACCTGCTATCCAGAGACCCCATAGAGGCAGCATTTAAAGCCCCTTGAAATCCAAAGTATTGGAACAGGTCTGCTTCTACCAAGACGCGGGGTTGACCGACAATCTCTCCGATAATGTCAAGTTGAGCACCTTCGGCTGTATCAATAGCCCTAAGCTGTGCTAAGTCTTGCAAACATTGTAAGATATCGTCATACCCATCTATGAGAGTTTCAAGATATCTTTTAAACACATCAGATCGTTGGAACTGATCTGTCACTCTCCCATAAGCTTCTTCTAAATAATCTTTAGTTTCAAATGGAGGTGCAGCCATAGATTATCCTCCATTAGCATTAACGATAATATTTGCAGGAGAAATACTTGCAATCTCGTTGAAAGGAATAACAATATTGCCCATCGTATCTGGGTTAGCTGACGTACCTACGAACATCTCATCAACCTGATGACCTGGAACTTTGTTAATCGGTGTATATAGACGACTATAGATAACATCATCACCAATACGGAAAGAATCAAAATAGCTTACAAGCTCTTCTCTAATCCGCGATACACCATCTGCAGGAAACTCTTCGGTTGTCGTCAGTGTGATTGTAATGTAGATTGGAACGGGGTTTGGTCTTTCAAAACCAATATCGTGTGGGAAGAATTGACTATCAATGATTGTTACGATAGTATTTCCATAGCTTCTAATTCCTAGTGGTTTATTTTCCCAAATGTTTTGAGCAATGATATTCCCATCACCACCCAGCACTACAGGCATAAAGCTATGAGGGGGGATACCGTTCTCATCGTACTGGTCTGTGTCGTTCTCGTATATCTTCACCTCCCTAACGTCTGCAATGCTGGTTAGGGCAGTGTAAAGGGCTTCTAGAATATTGCCAGCTCTTTGATACTTAGAGTTTCTAAAGCGAAGCCTCAGTTCGTCATCTGTCTCTCGCCACCTTCCCACTACAGCAGCAGTTGGATTGGTTACACTATCCCAACCTAGGATTGGAGTAGCGATGGTTGTTACTGTGTATGGAAGCTGTTCAATTGGACCAGCATTCTGTGCCTGCAGTGTTCCCACTTTAATAAGCTTAACAGGGGCTAGATTATTTGTTGTTTCCCAACTCCCCTCTTGATAAACTGTATTGTTTCTCACCCACAGTAAACCATCAGTGATATCTGCTGTTAGAGTTGGTTGCGTAGATTGTATCTCTGATAAAAGGCCAGATAAAATTGCCTGCTCTGTTGTTACAGAATCCGTATGGTAAGTCACAGAGTGGGTGTTTGAGTCTGTAGTGAAGGTGATTGTATAGTCTGTATCTGGTGTTACAGCAACAACTTGCATAGCAGCACTCTGCGCTCTGCTTGCATCAAGGATAACTCCACCACCAATAACAACCCAATCCTCCCCTGTTGCACTGCTTCTTACAACACTTCCTTGGGAGATTGCGGTTCCAATGTCTCCCGTAAATAAAGCTTGTACTGTACTACGTGTCTCACCGAATCTTTCAATACCACCAAGGGCAACTATATTATCAAGAGCTATACCAACAGCAGCATTAGGATTCTGACCATCGTACACCTCTTGAATAGCCTCCCACAGATCAGTTTCACCTGGAATGGACAAGGCGATAAGTCTTCCCAGTGTACTACTATCTGATACATCAACCCGATCCCCCGGGGGAACAAGATCAAGGAATCTGGATATAGCTCTTTCTCTTTTCTCAGCCAGTATCTCTGTGTATCTTTTAATTACTAGCCCTTCGGCTGTTAATCCTGCCATCTACCATCTCCATTAAACATTAATCTCTCCTAGGGAAAGGGTTGAGACAGTGGTCACACCTTCGCTAGACTTTGCTCGAATTTTAACCGAAAGAGAATACACCCTACTTTGTAAAGAAGACTGAAAAGATACAATCTCCAAGACACCCTCCTCTTCTAGAATTGCTTCTTGGAAAATAACATCTATCCTACTTTTTGTAGACTTCTTTCCAAGTATGTCTTGCCAGTAGGGAACACCATAAAGTGTATTGTGAAACCATTCTCCTCTAAATGTCAGAAGCTTGATTTTAAGCTTTTGCATCAGTCTTTCATCTGGTGCTGTTACGACAGGGCATTCCCCGTTAATAAAGACACAATCGTGCCTCTGTAAATCCATAAGTAGGTCCACTGTTATCCCCTATGCTTTTGGTCCTGATGTTCCATCTCCTGGATCAACCCCAATATGTCTGTGCAATGCGTATTCTTCTCCGTTGTAAGTCCAATCACCATTCACAAATGTATCACCATTAATGGTAACATTGTCGTTGACAATGACCTCACTGTTGATCTCTGTAAGAGGGCTATCTATCTGCACTTTGAGAGGAGATGTAAGTTTAATCTGTCCAGAGGAGTCAATTCTAACCTCTGCCTCTTGACTCTTCCCGAGATTGTGGGTGATCGTTAAATCGTTGGTGTTGTGAGGCAGCCTACGGTTGCTCTGGCGGTTGATGGATAGAGCGGTAGGCCATACACAGGGGATGGCGATAGCGTCTCTTATATCGTGTCTACGGTAGTCTGATGGCGTAACCAAACCACCATCACCACCCTTAAATTCATCCAAGCCTCTCATTGAGAATATCAACAAAACTGAATCCCACTTCTCAATCGGGAATGTGATAGCACTTCTGGAGGACGATGGGAAAACAACAGGAACCTCTAGAATCTCAGGCCAAGGAGATGTTCTTCCATCTTTGGTAAGCTCATTTATTAGAGGCTTTACAGCAACAATTCCTTGACTGATTCTACTTGAGTCAACTACAACAGCAGGAATAGCTGTCATGAAGTTCTTAGAATAATAGTCAAAGTAAGAGTTAATTACTTCTTCAAAAACACTCACATATTCCTCCTGAAATAATTTACGACATAAATGTAAAAATAAGCATTCACACTTTTATGTTCTGTACACACTGAACTTCAGAATACCAATCTCTATCCCTAAAGCTACCAGAGTGTCTAACACTCTCCACTTTATACCAACCAGTAAATTCAGGATATTCTAACCTTACTATTTCACCAGGGTTAACATCTGGATTTAGCAACATCTTCCATTGCACACTGCTCTTCGACTCTTTATCTTCTTTGGTTTTCTTTTTACTGGGGGCAACCAAGTAGGGGGTGTCAATCAGACCACTCTCTTGTGAAATAACCAGAGCTGTTGCATCAGCATTGTTAACAGCTCCATCTACATCATTCACATACAAGACACCATCATCCACCCGATACTCAACGTCATAGGCTTCTGAGAGCTTATCCATAAGCCTTCTCGGCTCTCCCATCAAAGGATAGCCATAAACAATCGGACTTGTTATGTTGGTCCCAGCATACACCCCTCGGGCAATATCTGGAATAGAGGTTCTAATCTCCTCAAACACATCTCTCACAGTCTTGCCGGGACTTACAAGCTTAGATAGGACAGAGTGATTCAACTCTAAATATCCTTCCCCTAAGTTTAACTGTGTAACAACATCAGGACCATTCTTTCTAGTAGTAACTGTAACTACTTCCCCAACAAACAGTCTTTGTATCTGACTAATCTCATCCCACTGTCCAAAGTATCCAGCAGAAAGGTCTGCAACCAAGTAAGGAGTTTCCAAGGTTTTTATCTGTTCAGGGCTAAGATTATATATCTCTATTGTGGCACTGTTCTTACTTTTCTTTTCGTTTGAAGTCTTATTAACCTCAAACCTCACCTGCAAATCTTCGATCCTCCAACCATCCCCTGACTTCCAATCCCCCACAACCAAGCTATACCCTCTGTTGAGTTGAGTGATCATGTCGCATCATCTCTTATGTATAGTAGATCATAGTAGGTGTGCAAGTCCTCTGGATACAAGGTTGCTTTCTCAGGATCAACATCCGGTTTGGGTGATAACCAAAAGAATCCAGATAAGGGAGACACATAGTCAAATGTGATTGGGTAGTTGGGAACTAACTTTATTCCCATGAAAACTGGAATATTATCTCTTGTCAGTAAATCCATGTACCAGCTTTGAGTTCTTTCTACATACTTAATCTTAATAACATAAGAAACTCTTTCCAGAGAGATTGCATAAGAGTAGTAGGCGTCGGGATACAGGGGGACATTCACATATCTCATTTAGTTTCACTCCGCTCTCAGTATGCCAACAGGCCCAGTATATTCTTTGTTTGCAAGTATCTGGTTTACAGTTTCTACTTGAGTACCGAGTACAGCTTCTGCTGGATCATTACCTTCCGTGCTATCGGCATTAGTCTTACGTTGTTCTTCCGCAGCTTGCTTAGCAAAGAGCTTTACTACCTGTTGACTTAATTTTGTTCTTTCCGTAAACTTAAACGATATTTGCTCAAGTTGCATGGAAAATATTAAAGCATCACCACTTCTGACATCTTCTTGAAATCTTAGACCAGTTATAACAAGGTTAGGAACTTCTCGCTTCATCAGAAGACCATCCATCTCGTAGATGGTTACTAGCTGTGCATTAGTTCTCCAAAAGCTATTTGCTTGATCATACACCATCCCTTCCATTAGACGGATAAGGGCTTGCTCTACTTGAGGAGTGTAATCTGTTCTTGTCTCATCTATTGAGACAATAGGACTCTCTCTATTCAACCACTGACCAATACTGTCTGGAAGAAGACCAAAAGAGTTGTCATTGCCTTCAACAGAAACAGGAACATTGGAATAAGAGTTGTAGGGTTGAACATCTTCTGCATCCCTAATTAGAGTTGTCCAAGTGTTAATGTCCACACCACTGATTACAGCAGAAATACTAAACTTTGGATTCTGTCTAACAAAGTGGTCACTAATCTGAGTACCATTGGCAAGAGGGTGACTGCTCACTTGACCAGAATAGTCTCTGGAATATTGCGTAACAGCATCAAAATAAATCAGCCCGCTATCCCTTTCAGGCTGATTGATGCTCCCATATTTTAGAGCAAAACTCACATGTCTCTCCTATTAGTTATTGGGCATCAGGGCTTGCCTCATGCGGTTTTCAAATCTCACCATCACCCCATCAACAAGATTCTCAGCCCACTGCTCAGGATCACCACTTGCACCACTGACAGTGATATCTCCAACGCTGACAGTTACCATGGGCTGTCCTTCCGATTGACTGAGGCTGTTCAGATACCCACCCATGCTTTGTTGTGCAGCTTGCTGTTGTACATACTCCCCAGCCAATCGCTCAATCTCTCTTCTTGACCTGGGCAAGTAACCGCCTTGAGCTTTAACATCAGAGGCGTACTGGGTAACATAGTCAGGGGTAACAAGGCTTGATCTAATCCTGTCTACAGGTGATCCTGGAACTATTTCTGTCCGTATTCCAGACTTAAAAGCATTCCAAACATCTGCCCCCGAAACATCACCTTTAATCCACTTATCAAGATTGTTCAGGAAGATAGTAATGTCTGCTATTGCTTGAGCAAACTCTTTAAGGAGTGTGGGAATGTCCAGCGGACCCATCTCTTTAAACCCATCAACTACAGGTTTGAAGCTTTCAGCTAATTCCTTCCAAGCTGTTCTGAATTCAGCAGAAACATCTTCACCTAACCATCTGTCAATTGGATTACCTTCTCCCCCCTTAAAGAAGTCTTTAAGAACTGCAGGGAAGGCTGTTATCAGAACAAGATCACCTGTGAAATCATCCCACCACTTACCAAACCTCTCAGCAACATCCCTATTCTCATTCATCCACTGCGTCATCCACTGGAACATTCTTGCTTGTCCAGATTCTAACCCAGCTTCACTTGCAATAGTTGTCCAATCTCCACGCTGGTTTTGCAACCTTCCTTGCCAAGCTTGAGAAGTTCTCATAGCAATATCTAGCTTAGGGGCAGCCCTTCTTCTCATCTCTTCTGCAACAAAAGGAAGAAGCTCGTTACTACTCACTTTCCCTGTTGGTACAGCTTCTAACAAAGCAGCAATTGCTGCCTGCCCTGTTAGTCCACCACCTTGACCTCTTGCTTTCAGCATACGTTGATATGCACTTGCAAAGGTTGACATCGTGCCAGGCATCAAAAGTTCAAAAGGGGTTGTTACTCCCTCCCCGCATCATTACATGCAGCTACGGATTTCCCCGTAGATCGGACTATATCATTACCGACGACTTTACGTTTCGGCACCCACCACTTCCACACCACTTGGTGCGTACTCCCTCCCGGGATAGTCTCTGGACGTTCCTCTTGCGAGGCTTCGCTGCTGATTAGCATAGAGGGAACAATCTATGGGGTGTTCACTCCTTAGCCTTCCAGCAATTCAATGGGTTATTCGACAGACCTTTCAGTCTGAAGGAGCATCGCTACTCTCTGCCATTTGGCGTCTACATTATGTTCGAAAGTGGTCACAAGTCACTTCCCGTACTCGAAGTACCGCTATATGTTTCCATATAGATCAGACTATATCTTACCTTACGTCTTTACGTTTAAGGCTCTCCCGTTTCCCACGCCATTAGTTTGCGCGGTATGCGACACCCACAGGTGCCGTCTTACTAGTCGTTGGACACATAACATCCTGCCAAACATACTCATTTACAACATTCAACCTTGTGCGCTTCAGGTAAACTAGGTTTGCAACATAGTAGGCAACTCCCGCCAACCTCTGGGCCTCTTTTCGAGAGCAACCTCTGGAGAATGCCTCACACAGTAACCTAATCTGATCGTCCGTCACCTTTTCTGGAACAGCTATCTCTGGAAGGTATTTTTCTGTCTGCCTGAGCCAGCACTTTCCTGATATTACATCGTGGACTTGCTTCCTATTTATCCCCAAGATTCTCGCTATCTTAGCAGGGGATTTGCCCTGAGAGGAATGAAGGCTCACCAGCTCGGCAATCTCTTCCGTGAGAACTGCATTCCCATGCCTTGACCCATGCGCGGGCTTCTGCAAACCTGTGTCAAACGCATGTTGCCGGTTGCCGGAAGATGAAGTCCATTCCAGATTACTTTCACGGTTGTCTTGCTTCAAGCCGTTTTTGTGATTCACCTGATCAAGACCTTCAACCTGTGGAATAAACATTAGAGCCACCAGCCGGTGGGCAAAGAAGTTCTTAGAGCTGCCATCGTCCATCGGGATTCGATACTTGTGGTATCCATCTTTGTCCACGTCTGGCTTTCGCACCCGTTTGCTTTTGTTGCGAATGAGTGTACCTGTGTTACTAATTGAGTAGTTTGTTGCGAAAGGTAGAACCTTCCATTTAAGAATGTCACTTCGCTGCTGATCGCCCATTTCTATTACCTCCTTATCCTAATTGGGGTAATATCATACCGCACTCTTTTCAAACTTTCAAGCTTGTTGTTTCCAACTACTTTGTAGTGTTGCGGCCTTTAGGGGTTTCCAGCAATTAGAGAGATTTATTTTCATTAGCATTTCTGCTAAAGGAGCCTAGATTTAAGCTCTTCCATACTTCATTTATGTTCAAGAGAGGTCGCTACTCCTATCCCCGCATCATTACATGCAGCTTATGGTTTCCCATAAGACCAGACTATATCTTCTGCTACTTGAGCAGTCAACCGTTTCGAGTGCCAATCGCTTGCACCCTACTCCCTCGCGGGATAGTCGTTACACCTTCCTCACTTATGCAAGGCTTGGCTCGGTATTGCCCACGTCCTTACGTTTGGGTGTTCACCGAATTAGATTGATTACAGCCCAATGTCACCATTGGGCTAGGCAAGTATTCTTACCACGCCTTTCCTTTACGTTCAAGACGATTCGTTAGTTCGTCCCCGCACCATTACATGCAGCTCATAGTTTCCCATGAGAGCAGACCATATCTTCATTGGTTTTCAACCAATGCCTACCGTTTCGCCTCACTTGAAGCTACTCTACTCCGTTTCAGCCTAAGCTGTCGTTTTGATGGTCGTTGAGGGCTTGCGTTTATCATCACGCCATCCCTGCTGATTGCCCAATCCACAAGATTATCACACTTTGGTACTTGCAACTCTAAGGGGTTTCCAGCATATAGTAGGTTTTATATGGGCAGAGACTCGTTAGAGTCTACCCATCATTTGAGAAAGCATCTCTATTTGAGAACAGGACGCTACTCCTGCCTCCAACACACAAAGGTGTTGCTCATAGTTTCCTATGAGATTGGATCATATCATCACCTACGTCTTTACGTTTAGGTGTCCGCCGCTTCGGGTGTGCTTACACCCTACTCCTTTTCAGGATGACCTCTGAGCATTTAACTGAGGTTGTATTGTTTGCTAATATGTTTGAAAGATATTCCTCTAACACCACTTGCCTGTCTATGCCGTATTCATCGGCTATGGCTTTCTGAGTTTGCCCCTTAGCTAATCTTTCGCATATATCCCGAACCTCATGCTCCTTCAGTGGAGCTTTGAAACTCTTAATGGGGATATCTGGCAAATCTTTCAGTATGTGCAGCCAACCCTGTTTAGACTTAATTCTGGCAATAGTCCTCTCTGAGACATTGTACTCAGACGCTATTCCAAGTTTTGCCCCTTCTAGTAGCCTAGAGTAGATATCAAGAACTTGCTCCTCTGTGAGTTCCACCATGCCGTGTGTCTCTCCAAAAGACTGTCTATTCCTTTCAACCTTATAGTTGTTATTTTGAAGGGCTGTACACCACTCCAGATTTCCTACTCTGTTGTTTTTCCTGTCATCATCTTTGTGATGAACTACAGGGAGATTCTTGGGGTTTGATATATACGTCTCTGCAACTAACCTATTCACTCGTCGGTGAAAGTACTTGCCGTCCCTAAACAGATTTATGACGTAGTAGCCATCGGCGTTAACTTGCAAACTCATCTTTACGGCTTCGCCGCTTAGTGTGGAGTATATGTTACCTTCTTGGTCTACAAGGTATCTTTCAAATCCTACAATACTTTTCAAAATTTCCTCCTTATTTGGAGGACAATCTCAGTCACTTCGCTGCTGATTGCCCCTATGGTTGACGTTATCACTATAGCCCACACCATTACGTGTAGGTTCCCAAACTATATCACTATAGAGGGCAGTAGTCAACCCCTAACAGGGTGTTCCAGCAATTCAACGGATTTTAGACTCTTTCAAGTCTGTTCATCTTGTATTTCTACAAGAGCGGCCCTTTCTTTTAAGCCGACATAACTAACTTCTGACGGGCTGGGGTAATCCCCATGGCTCTTTGGTACTCAGCAAAACCTTGGTAAATATTCTGAGCACCTGTTAAGTTTTGTCCTGCCCCCAAGGCGTTAGACAGGAAGCTGTTGTAATCTCCGACCTGATCCATGTAGCTGAAACCAAGTCTATTAGATTCCCCTCTAAGCCAATCAAAGGCTCGCCCACCTTGTCCTTGTAAACCAGCAGCCTCTGTTACAGCTTGTGTGGTAAGTCTTGCAGAGATCATCTCTTGGTTGGCTCGGTTAGCTGCACCAATCCCTCGTACCCCCATGTACCCCAAGTAACCAGCTGCCCCATAACCCATCAGAGCACCCATTACAGGACTACGTGCCATACCAGCACCGATTCCAGCTCCTACACCAGCCCTTCCTGCTAGCTGTGCCCTATTCGTCATCCTGAGCTGTTCTAGCTCCATTCTATTACGATGACGGATGTTCTCTAGATTGATTCTTCCTTGAGCATCCCAACCTGTTCCACCACCTCCAGGACTAACCCCAACAGACAAGCCTCTTGATGCTCTGGTTAAGGCTCGCTGCAGATTGATTTGATCTACATGGAATCTACTTATCTGAAACACTACACTTCTTGATGCCCTATCAAGGCTATCTCCAAGCGTCCTATTTAAAGCTGCTTGGTTCAAGACTAACGAACTTCTAAACTTTTCAGTAAGACGTTCCAGCCTCTTTTCAACTCTATCTAAATACCTGTCTACTCTGTTAATACTTGCGTTATCAGTTTTAAATCCAACTGTAGCGAAGTAATTAGCAATAGCGGTCATATCTGTCTCCTTGCCGCAGGCCTTTTGTTGTTTCTTTCAACCTCAGCTTGTTTAACAGCTTGCTCATTCAGTGCATCGTGCATATCAATTATCTCTATGAAATCATAAAGATCATTTAATGTATACACTGTCCGTAGCTCATGCAATGTACATAACTGGGGTTCTTTGAATTTAAGAACTTTCACCACCTCTGGATATTGCGAGAAAGTGGTGCTAATTTCTTTTTCTAAGGCTGTCAGCTTACGCGACTCAGGATTTACAGCTCTTCTGAATCGCTTTCGTCCAAAGGGTCTTTAAGGTTGTACTCCAACACCTCTTCCCATAGACGCATTAGGTGTGGTACTTTACCTGTAAACTCCTGATCAAAGGTTTTCTTACTAAAGGCCACCCCGTTCTTAGTTACTCCAGCAAGAATCATTTCTTGAATCAGAGTGGGTGAGATTCCCTCATTAGCCATTCTGAACTGATAGTCCAGGGCAGTCATTGCGCTATAGGCTACAAGTTTGTATGTTACACCATCCACATCACGTTCAACGCTAGGACGTTCATAAAGTTCTGACATATGTTACTCCTCCTGTTATAAAAAATCACCAGCAATATTGCTGATGCTAGAAGATAGCCTATTGAAAAGACTGTCTTGTGCTTGCTCATTTCCTGCTACATTCCAATCGGAAGTGGACAAACAGTTTACCACCCAACGTCTGTTGTTTATTTCTGTTGTAAAAGCATCATCAGGATATCCTTCAATGAATGCCTCAACACTAGAGTAAAGGCTCCCACCCTGCTTATCCTTTATAAGCAGCTCCAATCTCCCAGTGCCATGAATTGAATCAAGCCTAACAATCTCTGACAAAATAGTGTTTGCAGGGGATGTTCTAACTAAGTCAATAAAGATCGTAGCAGATGTATCCTTGTTCCTCACCCTTGTAGACTTCCCGCGTATACCTGTAACTTTTGTAAAGACAGGAGCTGCCCTGCTCACAGCAATAGAACTCCACCCTTGCAACTTGTAACCACAAAGAATGAAATCTACTTCTTCTGGAGAGTATGTGTACACTGGTAACATTACAGAATTCCCCCCATACTTGGTGTGACGCTGATAATAGTGTTGATAAGGTCATCAACAAGATCACTTTCACTGTCATTACCACCGATATTAACAACTGCATCGCTACACTTTATAATCCAATCTCTTTCACCAAGAGATGTAGAATATGATAGATTAGGCGGTTGCTCTATCCAGCAGGTAGGAGCGAAGAAGATGGAAGACCCTATCTGGTCCTTAACCATCAGAGGCCACTTCCCCATCTTTGTAATCTCGTCGATTTGCCAAAGCTTGGTCAAAATATCATTTATAGGGGAGGTTGCCATTAGGGCAAGATTTATAGTGTATGTTCCACTAGAACGATGAACGCGAGATGTTGCACCATCTGCAGAAAGAGAGGACGTGAAAGGAGGGATATCTTTTGATATTGAAATAAATGTGCCATCGACATAACCCTCTACAGGGACAATACCTGCAAGCAGTATTGTTATGTCTTCAGGACTATATGTTAATAAGCTCATGAGTCCTCCTTAGAAAGACAGCTCCCTTATGGGAGCCATCTGTCGTCTGCTTGTCCACCAAGAGCTTGAAGCTCCTCAATAGTGGAAGGACTGAATTGACCATTACCGCCAATTGTTTGCTCTAGTTTCACGCAGTGGATTGCCCAATCACGTGTATCTAGTGTTGTAGAGAATGTACTGTCAGGGTGTCCACCAATATAACACTGTCTACTGAAATATTCAGAACGTCCAGTATTATCTTTGATTAGCACACTGAACAACCAAGTGCTATCCCTTGCTCTACTATCATTATCTAGTAGTTGACTTAGAATATCGTTTGATTCGCTGTATTGAGCCAAACTCAGTGTTACCGTAGCGTTTTTGTTAGAGCGTACTACGCGAGCATTGGATACATCAGCACCCGAATAAGGCTCACTACCCAAAACTAGACGACTAATAGAAACGAATGTTCCGTCAACATACCCATTAATCGTATGACTCGTCCCTGTTGCTGGGACAGAGATGACGATGGTTACATCCTCTGGGCTATAGCTAGCCAGCACTTCACCTGCCATTTATTGTTTCCTTTTTGTAATGAGTATTAAATGCCGACAACTGCATCAACGATAACTTTGTGCACCGCTCCAGCCAACCTGAAGCGTACGCGGAAGTCTCCAAGGGTGCGTTGTGCTCTCATGTTGGCCGGAATTCGTTGCGGGTCTGGAGCAATAACTGTATAAGGTGTATCGTCTGCAATACCGCCATTAGAGACGCCTAGAGCACAAACAGATCGAATCTCAGATTCAATAATTGTTGCCCCTGCACGTGTCATCGGAATTTTTCGACTATTAATTAGGCGGAAGAAGACAGCCTCTTGTACGCGAGCTACCCACCAATCTATGAAAATTATCTCGTCGATCCACTCTCCATTAACCATCATGCCGTCTTCGAAGATAGCAACTCCATTTCTTACAGTAACCATGTTACCGTTCTTAGAGCGAAGGTTAAACTTCTGTGTGTCTGTAAGGTTTGCTGTTCGAACACCAGGGGCTTGTTTAAAGTTCCAAGTGTTGGTTCCTGGAGTCATTGGTAGCTGACTTCCAAGCCACACAGCTTCCGGGTAATCTTCATTAGCAAACGGGGAATATACAGCGAAGGTTCTACTGTAGTTAAAAGACGATAGTTGTGAAATAATATCATCTCCTGATGCAGTCAGAGCATCAGCATCTTGTGTGGATGTGCCGAAAATCTTAAACCGTGCTTGGATAGCAGCAGCAATCTGAAGCACGTCAGCTGGATCATGTGTGGTGGCAACAGCACCATACCACGTGCTATTCTCGTCCTCAATAGCTGCAATAGTGTCACCCCAAGGCTCTGTTGAAAACACGCTGTCCTCAGAAATATTCTGAGTGTATGTAACAGTGAGGTTAACGTCTTGAGAGGTGTTGGTGATCTCAATGGAACCGGCCTCAGCCTCAACAGTGACACCATCGACTGGACTAAGACCATATGCTTCTTCCAGTGCCTCAGCAATGTCGGTATCTGTATCACTAGCTCCAGCAACGTGTGTGTAGGTTTCACCATTAATCGTGAGAGTATAGTCTGCACCAACCACAACTTGACTGATGGTGTAGATTGCAGAGCTTACATGCTGTCTACCTACAACGACGTACAGGGGTCTTGTGGTATTCCCGCTAAGGAGTTTAGTTACCACCTGCGCAACATCAGACTCACCACCAAAATCATCCGACACAGCATCAACAGAAGCGTATACGCGAGTTCTTTCAGGGAAAGCTGTAGATGTTGTAAGAACCAATGGAATATTAAAACTAGCAGTATCAATTGCTGTAGTTTCTTTTGTAATTGTAATTTGCACAATATCTGACAAATTAGAGGGCATGAGTCACTCCTGTCTTGTGGTTTCTCTGAGGATTGTAAGACGTACAATATCGTCTAATCTGTTATTAACTGCCAATTTAAGGCTCCTTTGTTAATTGTAAAGCTTTTTGGTGTTGTGTAAATCTTGTACAACAGAACCACGATGTCTTGTTTTTCATGAGATAAAAAGGAGCCTCTGGTTAGAGAGGCTTTAAGGTTAGTGGCGTAGATGCCCTATCGTGTATGGGGCAGCATAGGGACTTCCTTGTCAGAGTGGCACCGCTGGAAGTGCCGGCTTTTTCGATCAAAAACCCAGCCTGACAACAGGTAGCTCGAATGCTGGAGAGGCATTGAATAGCTGATATTCGGCGCTGTCGATGGTTACCTTTTCGGGCGCGCTGTCCCGCAGGTTGCCGCACCCCTCTTGGCCGCCTGACACCGACCGGCCTGAGCCTGCATAGTCCAGCGCATAGCGAACAACGGAAGTCCCTTGCGGCTCAGATACCAATGTGATTACGACATCTGGCCCCTGCACCTCAACTGTCTGAATATCGCACACACCCTGCTCGTCCCGCACCTGGAAACCGTAGTCGGCTGTAGCCGCCAGCTGTACCGTATCCAGCCGCATCGGTAGGTGCGGAACATCAAATCGCACTCGAACTACGGTGCCGGAGAGGACTGCCGAGATCGGCATCAGGCACTCTGGCTGGTACCCCTGCAAAAGCGCATCGTGCGCCCGCCCGAAGTAGGCCCCATTGAGCTTTGCTCCCACGTTAGTGAAGTGGATGTTTCCGCCGTACGGGAACCGGTAGCTTGATGTGACAATGAATATCCTGTCACTGTCGCGGGCGGCATCGAACTGCGCGCGCGCGACCCCATGATTCTTACGAGAATACGCGGTGACCTGACTGATTAGCATCGGGATGGGTTCAGATTGCCCCGAGACGGCCTGAGCGTCGGTTTCAATATCCGACTGCAGATTCTCCAGCATGGTCCGGTAAGTTCCGTATGCAGTCTCTTGATTGGCGTCGGCTTCGCCTTGTATCCACCCTACGTAGTGGCACACGTAGTCGGACCCGGTATCCACCCCAGCCTGGAACTGCGCGATCAGGTTGGGGTACCAAGATGTCCCCTTTTGTAACTGATCTATGCGATACGACCCGCGCCCACCGGTTGAGGCCAGTATCACAAGGTCACTTGGCAGCACGCCCCTAATGGCAGCGAGTGTAGATGCGTAGTTTGCCGCCCCGGAGCACTGCGTTTCACCTAGCGGGACACTTGCACTACCACTGCCCCCCGTGTTGTCATCATCCTCTACCAGAGGTTTCGTCGGCAGGTACGACCAACCCCCATCCCAAGCTCGTGGCCCACCTGCGAAGGTCACGTTGTAGTACGGCTGGGTGAGCGACAGCGCCAATGTTCCGCCGACCACAGTCGCTCCGATAGAGTTGCTTTGCCCGTAGAATGCGGCGTGGTTAAGCGCCGCCCTGCGGATAGCGTACGGAAGGGGTTTAGGTGTCGCACTCATCAGTACATCCCCCGATGACCCTCCCTGCTCCAGCTCGGTGACTCGTTCTTCCAGCTCGGGGATCTGCAAAAGCTCCGGGGCCATTGGCCGAACTCGGAAGCGGGTTATAGTAACGCCCGCGATCCGGCGCAGTGCGGGGGCTACCAACCCCCGCGTAATTTCCAGCTGAATTGGATGGCGCTGAGTTCTACCCGGTCTACGGGCCTCCAGATAACCCGACCCGTCTGGTAGGATGACGGCCCGAAGGGACACCACCTCTCCCACGGAGAACGCCATATCCGGGTAAGCAGAAGCCCCCCCGTTAGCAGCATCTGGGCTTCCTGTGGCCGTGAATGCGCCTATGTTACCGTTAGATGCGTACGACAGGCGGGTCGAACTTAGAGTACCCCCCGCCCCCAGCTGGAAGCTGGGACCCGCTGCCTGCTCGTTAACCTGAAACTCACACTCGACTAGAACCTCGACAGGTGTGCTCCCGGCCCAGTACGCCCCAGTATCGAAGTACCTGTACTGCGTACCCACCTGATCCGCCGCAACAACTAAGTGCCCGCCAGTGACTTCCCACGTTGGGGTGGGAGTCGGCGTATCGGTCTGCGAACTCCGAGCCTCGATCTCAGTAGGCACGAAGTATTCCCGCAGCGGGAACTCCGCTATACGCCGGTTAGTCGCCAACGCATCCCCCGATGGGGCGCCCTGCTCCAACGCAGATACACGCGAATCCAATTCCGGGACTAATAAAAGTTCCGGATCCACTGTCCGTACGCTGAACCGCGTTATGGTAACTCCCGAGACCCGCCGCAAGGCTGGCGCAACCATTCCGCGCGCGGTTGGTAGCTGAATCGGGTGGCGCTGAACTCGCCCCGGTCTACGGGCCTCCAGATAACCCGACCCGTCTGGTAGGAGTAGTACGCGCAGCGCTACTTTCTCCCCTTCCCCGAATTCCATGCCGGGGTAGATTGTGGCATTCTCGCCTACACCCAAGGCGCTGAATGTACCTATAGCCCCGTTACTCGCATAAAGTAGACGTACGGAGTTTAAGGTCCCCCCAGTGCCCACCTGAATAGCTGGGCCGGACACTTCCAGCAGCTGGAGGTACTCGACCTCGACCTCAGCCTCCATAGGCTGGCCCCCCGACCAGTATTCGCCTGTGTCGAAGTACCTAAATACGTTGCCCACTTGGTCTGCCTCGACTACTAGCTCACCGCCCACTACACTCCAAGTGGGAGTCGGGGCAATCGCATCGGTGCTAGACACGCGGGCAGTTACCTCACCGGCTACAAAGTAATCGCGTTGGGGCGCGGCATTGATACGTCTATTAGTGGCGATGATGCTCTCGGCCACGATGCGAGCCAGCTCTATTGCCGCGCCACCCTGATTCAGGTACCGAACAAGCTCCTTCCCTTCGACCACCTGAAACTGCTCACCGTCAGCAACAGCAACCAGACCTGTTGCAATATCAGGGTATACATCAGCATTGACGAATGCAGCATCACTAGCTGTCTCGGCTCGTTCAGCCGCCCCTTCAGCTCTATCAACCGCCCCATCCACCGCAATCACCACATTATCAACCGCCTGCTGTGCAGCATCCTGCGCTATCTGCTCGGCATTCTGTTCCACCTGCTCAGCAGCCGCCACGGCCTGTTGTGCGGACTCTTCAGCAGATGTAGCGTTTGCCTTAGACTGGTCCACCGCATCAATCAAATCTTGTGGCGGGACAGCATACTCCGCCTCCATCTCCTCCTGCCACTTTCTGATAGAAGGGACTAGCTGTCCATCATCTACTCTTACATCTTCGTTTTCTGTCCCATTGACAATTCTGTCTAGTCTCCCCATATTGACTTCCATCTTGTCAATTTTTTGCTCTAGTACAAATCTATCGCTCGCCATCTTATCTCCTAGTTGAATATACTTGGGTAGATTAAATTAATCAATTCGTTTATCTTATCCCCGTAAGTTTCTACAAATTCCTCGCCGAATTCTTGTAAAAACCAAGAATATACATCAAATATTTCTGGGTATTTTTCATTAATCAAATATTGGAGTTTGTCTGTGAACACAACAGTGAAATCTTCACCGTATTTGTCTAGGAACCAATCAACTCCATTTCCCCAAGTTTGAATTATGTGTGTAAAGTTTTCAATAACATCAACTTCTTGATTGGTAGAGACAGAATATGTAAACGTAACATCAAACAAAAACCTCTCAACCCACTTTGTCTCTCTGAGCAAGGGGGAACGCCTTACCTCACTCTTTCTTATTGGGTAAAGATTATGAAGTTGAAACTTCTCCCACATGGGTGTTGTGTTTATCAGATGGTGTAAATCGTAGGCAATGTTTCCTGACTGACTTCCAACAAAACCCACTTGAATCACAGTCTCATAGTGGGCCTGAGTGTTCAACATGTTACGGATAATTCCGTCATCATCTATCTCCTCGGTCCTAGTGGAAGTCTGCACTCTCCCAACCTGCTCTACAGAAATCTCTTGTAAATCTAAGTAGGTGGTATTTGGCTCGTCACCATCTTGATGTGAAAAAATAATAGGAGTAGTTGGGTAGTAGTCTGCAAGAACTAAGCTGAAAGAATCATACAGGGAATCACGCAGTTGCTGAAATATGCTCATCTCTTACCCCTTTTCCCAGCCTTCATTATTCTTGTTTTAATAGATTTCCACAGTGTTCCACTTTCAATAAGAGGGTCATTGAATCCCTTTGCCTTCACTGTAGATGCTGCGTTTGGTGGAGTGGACCATTTTAGCATTGTAGCCTGGAGACCTTGACGTACAAACTTACCCAATAATCTGTAGAAAGAGTTCCATGTTCTTTTCCCATCCATAACTTGCTTTAGATGGTATTTAACAAACACTTGAAAAGCTTTGCTTCTTTTAAGTCCTGTTATGAAGGTTCTGATAAAGGGTCTTGGAGGAATACCTGAACCATTCTTCTGTCCTCCAATAGTGCCCTCCTCTTGCCACGAAGCCACCTGTGCCATTGGCAGGTTTTGATTCTCTGGACCATACCTCTGTCCATCAAACCACCCAGTCTGGACTTCCTGAGAGGCTGCTGCAAGCATAACTTTCTTGAGTCTATTCCACTCTTTTTTATCAACTGTTACACCAGAATTCTTTTTAGCCATCCTTTACCTCTCAGTTTGGTGTAACCTCTATTCTTGCAGCTTGAGCTGCAAAGTGATCCAGAACACCCATATCCCAAGAGTGAACTTTCATTATCTTGTATCGGTAACCCTCGTACACGAACTCATCAGCATCCCATCCGTCAGTCTGCTGACCATCAGGAAGAAAACCGATTTCTTGGTCTGTCCTCAAGTCCTCTGCGCACCACAAACTATACCACTGCCTAGTTCTCTCAGCTTCAGGAAGGAGAAGAATTTCATGATAACGTAAAGGTTGGATATTAACTTCACGTACTATTTCTTCGTACTCACCCTTTTGCCAAATACCTCTAACGAACTGTCCTTTAACTGTGTTGCGGAATATTGTCAGGGGCTTCTTACCTGTCAGAAGAAACATAGGTTTTGTTGATCTTAATCTCATACCACCTCCTATTTACAACGACTGTTGTTCAGAAGATCGGGCGGAGAGCAAGGAGGATTACACAAATAAACATCGACCAGCTTGTTCCTAACTCTGTCTGGATCACAGAGCATTCTTTCCATCTCAGACTTACTTAGATTTCCAGACCACGGCATCAAACCATTTGGGATAACCTTATCTGTTGAGTTGATAAAGTAATCCAATGCTTTCAGATAGTTTGTTGCTAACGAATTCCACACTTCAATTTGCCCAGTACGCTCGCGTGTAGTCCAACCAGCCATCTGCATAGAAGCAGATATTGCTGCGTACTTTGCCGCTGTCATAATATTACCAGAAGTGATGGTAATAAAATCTAAGATATCTTCATCTGAAAACAGAGGGTAGAAGGGGCTACTTGGAATATCGCCAATCAGTAGACGAATGAATCCAATTTTCTCTTCGTCTGTTAGTTCATTCATTCAAACACCCCTCCTGATTTGTTAGGCTTTTAGTGCTGCGATAATTGCGTTTACTGTGGTAATTACATCAGTAAGCTCATCGCCAGAATCAAGTTCAGTGAGTGCTGTAATCTCTGCCTTAGTGGATAGGGCAGCAGACACCTGAGCGGTAGTTGGTACATAGTTGCCCGCTTTAGCGTCACTAGCCCCACTTCCTACAGCAAGATTACTGGTCCCAGCGCCAATAGCAGTGCGTGCTGCTTCTGCATCTTCTGCGGTGAGGACAGACTTACCTACATCTGTTGCATCTGTAATTGATTCAGAGGTGATTTCACCACCAACGCCTTCCTCAATCTGAGCTGCCAATTGCCGCACAGCATAAATCCAACCAGCCTTAGTTTCAACAGCCATTTTATTCTCCTTGTTTAGAATAAAAAAGGGACCACGTGGTCCCTTTGATTCAACTATTAGTCGAGGTACAGACGGACAATAGCACCGGGAGCCAGACATGCGTTCAGGAAGTTCTGCTCAGTCATAATCTCGATAATGTCGTCTTTCTCATTCATGTACTCGAACCAATAGCTCATGGAAGCACGGCGGTTAACATGGGAGAAGCGGTTAGCTGGCGCGTAATATGTTTTGAACATATTGCGAACACCAACAGGGAGCAGATATGCATCACCTTCTGGAACAAATGGAACGAAGTCGCCGTCGGCGTTTTCATAACCAGCAGCACCAGCATTGATCCACGTAACACCAAACATGGTGACGCTTTCAAAACGAGCGTCCAGGCCAGCAACAGCTGAACCACCAGCGCCTAGCAGGATGCTTAGAGCTTGACCTTGGTCAACATACTTCAGGGCATCAGTAACATATGCGTTCTGGATCAGAGCCATGAAGAAGCTATCGGAGCATAGTGCTACGAAGCTGCGAACAGTACCAGCTTGACCACCAGTCAGGCCAGCCCGAACGGCTTTCTTAGCATCATTTACATCGGTGCGTGGGTCAGCGGCGGCAGCTAGGTCCACACCAACCTCTTCACGGGTGATACCAAACTCAGTGTAGTAGTTGGTAACGATTGTTCCGCGAGGGGCATAAGCATCACCATTGGTGATCAGCTGCATACGGGCAGCTTCGAGAGTCAGACCATGCGCTTCACGCAGGGCAATCATCTTATCGGCACGAACGGATGCAACAGTCTCCAGTTCTGCGGTTTCTGCTAGAGTACCACCTTGAACAATACCGTCAATGTCGTTCGGAGTAATAGCGTCATCAGCAGGGAAATGCGGGATGCGTAGCAGCAAACTATCTTGTTTACGACCAGCGATGGTCTGGTTTCGTTCGTCCCAGTTGCGGTCTTCTAGCAGAGAGTTGCGACGAGTGCTACGGGTAATTTCAATATTCTTCTGAGTGCGAGGATCGTCAGTGAACAGATTCAGAGCATTAGTGATACCTACGGTGTTAGGTACTACTAGCAGGTTATCAGTACGATCTACAACGCGACCATCAGGACTGGTTTTTAGCACAATTGCCATATTCTATATATTCCTTTTTATTTAAGATTTATTTATACAGTTTTAAGAATCTGGATGCCTTGTGCTTCCAGCAGACCTTTAAGGGTCTCAAACTCTGCGTCAGATAGATCAGCACCATCTTCATCTTGTGCAACTTGCTTGATGTAATATTCTTTCAGCTGTAGGCCACCAGCAGTACCAACAAAACCAACACCGTTGTATTGACCAGAAGCAATAGCGCGAGGAGTGAACTCAGGGTTAAAGCTGAATTCATCACCATAAACAACTGCAAACTCGTTAGTAGCAACCAACTGATTAGCGTCAGAAAGAACAGCATAAGGAGCGGTCAGATCAGAAGTAATGGTACGAAATACCACTTGACCCAGTTGAACAGGGGCAGGGGTAATGTTCAGGTCACGACGACTATAACCAACAGATGGATCAATTTCGTGTACAACGAGGTCAGAGAAGCGCTTGTTGAAAGGCTCTTGTACGAAAGGCATATTTAGTTTTTCCTTTTAAAGATTTATTGTGTATTCCGGGAGGAATTATTTAACTCTGCTTGGAGTTAAGCGCCTAGACGCTGTTTTAGAATCTGTTCAGTAAGGTCTACTTGAACAACATCTTCTTCACCTACAGTAGCACCAACCTCTACAAACAGATCAGAAGCCTCTGTCTTTTCTACTTGAACAGCATAGCTCTTCAGAACAACATCAAAAGCTGAATCTTCTAGTCCAGCAAGAGAAGTCGCTACAGCTTCCACATCTTTAGCGGGCATCACAGCAGACAGTTTCTCTTTACGAGACTGCATTTTCATGGTCTCTTTTTCAGAAGTCAGAGCTTCCACCATTGCTACTGCTTCAGTTAGGGCTTGTTCTTTAACAGTGACTTGTTCTTGCAGGGTAACAAGTTGTTGGGTTACTTCTTCAAGTTGTGCAGATACTGCTTGGGCCTCTTTTAGAGAAGCTTCCAGAGTTGCTACTTGTTCTTGCAGTTGTGCAAGTTGGGTCATATCGGTGTTATCCTCTTGTTTGAGAAATAGTTTATTCTTAATCATTGGGTTTCCTTTTGCTTGTTGAGCTGTATCAGCCAAATATGTGTAAAACTGTTCAACAGTCATTACACTATCAGCTAGACCAAGCTCAATGGCGTCTGACGCAAGGAAAGTCTTAGCCTCCGTTGATCTAACTGTCTCTACCGACATATTACGATGCTTCGCCACATGTTCAGTAAATTCTACATATAAACTATCGACCTTAGCCTGAAGATCATCAATAAAGTCCTTAGTGAACTCACCATTGCTATCAAAGGGAACTTTGGATTTGCCAGCAGTAATGAATGTTCTTTGATAGCCTTGTTTTTCAAGTGCCTTACTGTCGTTCATTAATCGAACCACAACACCAATGCTTCCCACCTCACTGTCAGAGGACATGATTACGCGATCACTGATAGCTGCAATGCCATATCCAGCCGATGCTGCCAAACCATCTACATAGGTCAGAATGGTGATTCCATATTCGTCGGCAGTCTTACGGAGGTAATTGGCGGTGTCCATCATTTGATGAGCCTCACCACCAGGACTATCCATGTGGAAAGCAACGGTCTTCGCACCCTGTTGTGCAAGATAGGTGAAGTCCTCTTTGAGGGTTTGATAATCGAAACCACCACAAAGAGCTGCCCACATAGTGGGTTTATATGTTGTCGGACCTTCTAAATTGATCACAGCAACCTGTACATCTCGGTTGTAAGATAAGCGGTCATCAATAGAGTAACTTCCTTCTCTATCAGACCGCATATCACTATCTGAGCAACGGTTATTTAGATACTCAACAACCCCTTCAAAGTCACTTAAATTCATAAGCTGAGGAGTGTTGAAGACCTTACTCCTCAGCTTAAATAGAGTGTGTGCCATCAATACTCCTGTTAGTTTTCATTATTAGATACAGAGTTGTCTTCCTCTGATACAGAATTAGAAGTTCCATCTCCAGCAGTGCTCATACCATCGCCACTTCGAGAAGTATCTGGTGACAATATCTTGTTAAGCTCTTCCTGTGTAGTACCTTCTTTCACTCTGTAAGTGAAACCACCTTTAGAAAGAATATGGTTGATTACTTCAGGAACTTTTGGAATCAGACCAGTTGCAGCGCATCGTTGGAAATATTTGGAAAGCTCGTCAAGAGACTCCTTAGAAACGACTCCATAATCAAAGTAAGGTAGCTCATCTAAGTCCCAACCGTTTAAAGCAAACAGTTGAGGAACCAAGTCGTGATTAAGTTGGCTTTTAATTTCATCCAGTTTGGCTTGAATACCCATCTCTACAATGGACATTTTAGATTCTGAAAGAGAGAATGAACCGCCTCCTTCATTACCTAGCGTGAGCATGTCGGAGAAAAGAGCTGTTAGAATTTCACTCGAATATCTACGAATAACTTTGTCAATGTCCGTGCCACGATTACCAACAACACTCTTAATATCAAACTCAAACATCTTGTTCCCACTTTCATCTCTGATCAAAGGGAGAATGAAGCCTGATTGTTTTGCTTGATGAGCGTTAGCCATCATTTTCTTGTAGGTCTCGTACACCTCTTTGTCTTCCGCAGAGGCTTCGTCTGACATGTACTGGGCAGGAAGATACAACACTTTAAACCCATTAGCTTCTTGAGCAGTTGCAAGAGCTTCACTCTCTGCAAAGGCTTGCTTGTACTTCCAAGCCTGCCAAGCACCAATGAGAGGGCTTTGACCTTCAGGATTATCTTTAAGCGGATTGTTTCTGAAAAGAATGAATTTATTACGCGGAATAAACTTAACACCTGTATCAGAAGCACTATTAGGATGGGTGTTGGTTACAGAATCACTTCTAACAAAATCTAAGTTTTCCTGTTTATATCCTTGTGGGATAATTACTTTTTGGTAAAGCCCTGTAAGATTTCTACCATTCGCACTATACTGCCAACCAGCAACACTATCTTGAGACCTAATTGGCAGCTTTCTGATGCCTACTAGACCATCATCGTATTTAGAACCTCTACTTTTCCTACGATACCTAAACACTTTTTCGTGAGGACTAAACCCATACCTGTTGAATGTAGCAGCCTGTTTAATAAAATCAGACCAAGGATGCTCCATATCATTCATGCACTGTTGAAGAAACTTAGCCTTTTCTTTCAACCTTTCTTCCGAACCTTCAGGAACCTTTACTTCCCAAGGTGTGCGAGAAATCATCATCTCAACTAACTCTACAGCTGGAGAGATGGTTGCATCCTTACACATCTTTTTGTAAGTTTCAATACATTCAGGCCATCTCAGCTCTGCGGAACATTCTTCTAAAACATTTCCACCCAACACTAGGAGGCCAGTTTGACCCATCTCCCCAATAACCAAAGATGGGATTGGATTATCTCCCTTCTCTAAGGAGAGAGTTTGTTGTGAGGGTGCATCAATCGGTGCATCCCCTGCTTTTTCAGCCAATATATTCCCTCCTCGTTTTATCTAATGAAAGGGTTGTCGATAGTTAAATTTAAACTCTTCAACCCAGCTGAAAAGTTTGGTATCTTTATACTTGTTGCTGCTGCTTCAAAAGCATCGCTGCAAGCATCGGCTAGCTTTATGTTAAACATAGTTCGTTAATCTATGCCCATTCACTTGTGTCTATTAATTCCACCAGCAGATTTGTTCTCAAACTCCGTTACAAAAGAGCAAGCGGCTTTAGAATAAATCTTATTACCAGGTATCTTAATATCTTTATCAAGGTTATATTTCACCCCAGTGTTACTGGAATTCACCCAATGTTCAAAGTTATCTAATGAAGGTAAATCTTCTAGGAAATTTGCAAAGCACTTCCATCTTTCATCAACAAAGCATCTTCCATAATATCCTCTAACATCTTTAGGATTATAGCAACGCTTCATCATGTTCGACCAAAGTTGTTTAGCCTGTCCTTTATAGTGGACATTCTTAGGTTCGCCCAAAAAACCCTCACCCAAAAAACTTCTTTTATAGGGGTCTTTGACCTTTCCAGCTTTAACATTTGCATTAAAACATTCCAGTGTGTATCCAGTGTCCTTAAATTGGACTATACATTTTCTGGAATTCCTTTTAAGAATTACAAAAGAATCTCCTGCATTATTTTTAGACTCGATAAAAACATCTTCCCAACCTTTTTGCAGAGGATTTGGTTTTGATCTATCTTTGATCTTCCCCGCAACAAGATTTGCCCGCAAAACCTTGGTTTTATATCCCGAGTCAATAAATTGTACAGTAAAAAACTTACCTTCTTTTTTTATAACTTTTACATCACCGTAGGTGTTTGTGGGTAATACATCTCCCACCTCGATAAAATGCTTCATAGAAATTCTCCTATATTTTAGTGAATGCTATATGTCGCCATATAGTTCAGACTATATCTTCGTGTGAGAAACCACACGCTTACTGTTTCACCTCACTTGAGGTTACTCTACTCCCTTTCATGCTAGGCATGCGGTTTCGATAGTCGTTACACCTTCCTCTATTGAGGCTTGGCTCGGTATTGCCTAATGACATTCGCCAACAGGTGTTCACCGAATTAAATAAGTTTATTGACGACCTAGTATACACTCATCGTCATGCCCGTTCTCGCCTCGTTTCCTCTTCCCCAACCTTGCATCAAAAGATTCTAATTGGTTGTAAACAAAGGTAAGATCGTTATATATTCCATTCTCATAATCTGTAGCACAGTTTTTTAGAATCCTCATCCCACCATTCATCACCATAGATGCAAATGGTTTGAAACGATCAATCTTAGTTCCTTGACTACGCATTTGCCTAACGTAGTATCCTGCAGAACTAATTTGTTTCGATAGAATTGTGTTCGTGAACTTGGCACCAGGGCCTGGGTCTAGCGGTATGACTATATCTGTCTTGGGGCCGTCTTCTGCGGCTGCAGCTAGAATAAACTCTAACCACTCCCCTGGGAGAATCCGCGTCTGACGAATATCATGTATGAAGTAATCTCCAGATTTAAGCCTAGACATTTTTACAGAAACTGTATAGTCTGGAGATGGGTTGGTGTCCGATTTCTTGGTATAAGCAAAGTCGTAGGCACGTACGGTCTTTTCAATTTCTGTCCATGGAGGCTCTTGCTCTTCTTCAATGAACCACTCTCGCCGGATCATACCTAAAGACTCTGGCCTTGCCTCCCAAGAACCATATAGCAAAATCTCTTTTTCAATCCTAGGTAAGCCTTCAAGAAAAGCTATGTAGTTATCATCTATATATGGGTTGTCATAAACTGAAGCAGATAAAAAGCTAAAGGATAGTGGCTTTATTTGCTTGCGGTCTGTCTCTGGTAAGAGATTACCTTCTGCGTCTCTGCGACCATGTCTTTGGAACATTTCTTCGCGGGATTCTGCCCATATCATGTCGTTTCCATCACGAATAAACCACCGTACTTTACCCTGCTTATCTGGATCAGGTCTACCAAATTCCTCATGACCTTCTGGATACAAGTAATACTGAACCCACTTCTTTACCCAGCTGTCTGGATCAGGGTTCATCGTGGCCCGCATAACTGGCTTCATGTCTGCTTTGGTACGAAGACGGGACAGGATATAAAGAAACTGGCTTTCTTCGAACTGACACAGCTCGTCAAGTACCGCACTAGATAACTGTGACCCTTGAAAATTATCTGTGTCGTCTACACGTTCGAAGTGTGTGAAAGATACTTCCGCTCTGGCATCAATGTTCTTAACAGGTCCAAAGGTGATCTTCATGTCTTTGAGGCGAATCTTTGCCTTGGGATCAAATTCCCGGTACAAGGATTTTGCTTCATCCCATATAGCACCAGGTTTGGTCAGCATAGGGGTTGTTCGTCGAATTGTCACACCCTTATAATTGGGGACGTGACAATATTTCATGTGGTGAAGCAAACTCGCAAAAGATTTACCCCCGCCAGCTTGCCCACCATAAAATATGATATCCACCTCTTCCCCATCTGCGGTGGCATATTTACTTCGCCTTCCTGTTCCGTCTCGAAGTGTCAAAAACAGTTCTTGTGGTTTACTGGCGGG